CAAGGAAGTACAGGACCTCAAGGAAGCACTGGACCTCAAGGTTCTAAAGGAGCTACTGGTTCTACAGGACCTCAAGGACCTACTGGAAGTACAGGACCTCAAGGAAGCGCAGGACCTCAAGGAAGTGCAGGACCAACTGGACCAACTGGAAGTGCAGGACCAAAAGGACCAACAGGTACGCCTGCTGGACCACAATATATATTTAAACCCGGAACTGGTGCTACAGAAACAGCCAAAGGACAGTTCCAATTCAATAGTGGTACTAATGCAAGTATAACTACAGTATATGTTAATGAATATCATACAGATGATTCTTCTAACAGTATAGACGATTGGTTAGACGACTTAGGTTCTGGTAACCAAGAAGTTGATATACGTTTTGTTAAAGATGGAGATGCATCTGATTTTGTTATTTTACGAGCAAGTGCATCAGCATGGTTAACTGGAAGTTCTGGTGGACTTACTGAATACGCTATAGCAGTATCACACACTGCATCTACTGGTACATCAGTACCATTCTCAGAAGATGATACAGTTACAATATCTTTCAACCCTGTTGGACAGAAAGGACAAAAAGGTGAAGCCGGAGGCGGTGGAGGCGGAGGTTCTAAAGGACAAAAAGGAGAAGTTGGTTCTACAGGAAGTACAGGACCAACTGGACCAACTGGACCACAAGGAAGTAAAGGTGACAAAGGTGACACTGGTTCTACAGGACCACAAGGTTCTAAAGGACAGAAAGGAGCAACTGGTTCTACTGGACCTCAAGGAAGTGCAGGACCTACAGGTTCTACAGGTTCTCAAGGTTCTAAAGGACAGAAAGGAGAAGCTGGTTCTGGCGGAAGCAGCAGTGGAACAGATGACGATTTCGAAGTAGCAACTGCATGGGTTGCTAATGTTATGACTGGTGATGTTATGGCTATAGGTTCATATACAGCGGCAGTAACAGGTGGAGTAATTCAGAGTTATTCATGATAAACAGGAGTAAATAAAATGGCAATAACAAAAACGGAAATATTAGCGAAAATAGAAGAACGTAAGACAGAAGCGAACACCAAGCTAAATAATTTATTAGCTGATGGAGACATTTCTAGTGAAGTGACAGAAGCGCAACTATTTGGTGTATTACATGCAATAGCAGTAACACAGCCAGAAGTAAAAAAATACGTAGAGGATAATTTATAAACATGGACGATTGGGAAAGAGAAGAATTGATGATTCGAGTGGATGAGCGAGTAAAGACCATCTTTAACAGAATGGAAAAATTCGAAACTCTTTTCACAAATCATCTAGCACACCACGAAACGTGGGAGAACGATATTAGAAATCAAATGCGCTGGTGGGTAGGTGTTGCATTAACAGCAGCTACTGGTAGCGGAGCGATGCTAATGGGAGTAATATAAAATGGCAATAAGTAGAGATTCAGTAATGACCTTAGATAAAATAGGTAGCCGTGTTAGATTATTGACAGGTATTCAGGCAACCGAGATGGATGACTCAGATTTGTCAGTATTAATGACTATGGCTATTGAATGGTTAGAAGAACAAGAAAGCACAACTTATACTGTTAATACTAATGATTTACAAGACCAAGCAGTAACGTATTATAGTTCATATCTAGCAAGTATAGCTCAGAATGGAGTAGGCATAGAGAATATGAAGATAGGAGATATATTCATATCTTATAATGACGAAGACCCATATGGTAAATACTTAGATATGGCTAATGAAGCATTATTACAGAAGAATGCATTAAGCATCAAAACTAGTACATATAATGCAGACCCAACACTTGGTGATGTAGATTGGAAGAAAAATATTGATGGTTCAAGTAGTACTTTAAATGTTAGACAAAAACCAAGGAATATAAATTGAGGTTATTATGGTTAGCACGGTAAAGACAGGTACATTTAACATGCCTAAAGTATTAAGGCACCTTAGTTACCGCACTAGCAATGTAAGAGAAGTATTATTTCAAAGAGATGCTATTTTTAATAAATCAACAAGAACAACAAAAGACACAAATAAAGATGGTGTTAGAACTGATGCCTTATCAGGCCCTGCTGTTAATTTTGGGTATGAATCTTCCGACAATACAACAATCGACGGTAGTGCTGTTGACACGGTCTACCATATGAGTACACCAGAGTTAACGATAGGAGGCTTAAAAGTGCTTCAAACGCCCGTTATTAGCCGTTCTGGTATACTAGGTAGAACAGGGGCTAGAATCTCAGGAGAATGTAGCTTTTACGCACCCTCTTTAGCAACAATAAGACAGTTAGATAATTTTAGTGAAACAAATCAATTTGATGAATTTGAAACTTACGATAAATTTATAGATATAGAAAGAGCAGTATACACACCTAGTGATATAACATCTACTGGTAATCAAACAATAACTATTTCATCAGGCTCTACTTATAATCCGGGCTACGAAGTAGATAGAATTCAATTTAAAATTAAGACAGCAGACAACATAACATCAATTACACTTAATGGAACAGAAGGTGGTGCTAGTAAATCACTGGTATGGACAGCAACTGATACATGTACTCCTACAGACTGGTTACTAATAGATTTACCTATTAGAGATATAACCGCTAGTAGTACAAAAGAAGTATATCAGAACGGGACGGGGTTGACATTTACAGCTTCTACCGTAACTCTAGATGTAGATAAGCTTTATGGAGATAATAATAATTATTTAAGCTCCCTAGTAATTGCTACATCAAGCTCTAACTCTATAGAGCTTAAAGATATTAATATATATAAGAGTGCTGAATGGAGCCTAGAGACTATTAAAGACTATAGAGATGAATATATGAAAATAAATGCTGTTAGAGTAAGAGGAGACAGAACAAGCAGGAGAAGAGCATATGGCTAAGGATTATTTAAATGTAATAGAGAGAGCCCTGATGATGGGTATAAGTGATAAGATAAATGGAGCAACTGCTAGTGGTAGTGATATATACGTACACGGACAGTTTCCTAATACAGAAGATATGAAATTTCCTACTATAATAGTACAACAGGTAGCTTCCGGTTTTGAGGAAAAGTTTCATGGAGATTCAATTACGTTTGGACAAGATTCTACAACAGGTAGTGGTGAAGTATATGGTGTATCTTTTTTAGTACACATTGTAGTGGATAATGATACTGAAATAGACATAGGTGGAACAAAATATAAACAACGTAGATTAGTTAATTGGTTGATGTTAAATATAGCTAATTCTGTTATGGAGATTGATTGGGGAGTCTATGAAGAAGAAGAGTTAGAAATTTTAGAAAGACACCTAGATTCATGGAGGGATATAGGTTTTGTTGATACTCTCAAATGGCATGGAGCAACAGCAGAGTTTGAGATATATTTCCTAAATAAAAGATAGATGTCAAAGAAATACATAGGAACAACAATCCATACAGGCTGGTTTCCATTATTAACATCTGGTTCCCCACAAAGAGCTTTTCATAAAAGTAAATCTGCTAGAGGAGTTGCTGCCAGAGGTTATAACGAATCCTTTATTAAACACGTTCAGGCTGTTGTAGATAAGAGAGGTAAGAATGAAACGTTAGATATATTAGATGAACAAAAAGTTACTAAAACTTGGAAACAGGCAGAACACATAGCTGAGAGTGAATATGGTGAAGGGTTTGAAACAGAAGATTATAGAGGTAGTTTATTCGGACGTAAACACCGTGCTGCTGGCTGGGCTGATGCGAGAATGGAGCCTAAGAAAGGTGAAGATGGTAAAAAGATATATGATGATGCATCAAGACTTGAAGACACAATGAAAAAGTTCCAACTTAGAGGTAATTTTGTATGGTATAATAGACCTAAAGGTGGACCTAAAGCTTTAGCTCAAGCTATAATAAGTAATAATTTTAATTTTGGACGAGCAGAAAAATGGTATAAGGGTAGTTTTTCTTCAGCAGGAGGTAATATGTCACGCTGGGCATCAGACACTCTTGGGATTGATAAAGCTGATTTTATAGACCCTAAAGAAGTAGAAGATGTAGGTAAAGCAGTGGGTGAGGTAGTATTTAAGGGTGGAGAGTTAGAAAAAGTAGACAAATATGACGCAGAAGTAAAAGCAGAACCCCGTGATATGAAATTTGAGGGGGGACCGGCAGAAATATCTGAAATGCAGATGGACGAAAGACATGGATATCCTCCAGTTTCTAGTGAAGATAAGAAAACAAATCAAGCACTCAAAACAGTTTTAGATAATCATGCTATAAACGTATGGAATAAAACAGTTGATAAACTTATTGAAAAGGCAAAGAAGGATTTAAAAACTAAAACTGGTAAAAAACCTTCGACTAAGGCTGCTGGTACACATGTTATAAAACAAAGCAGTGGTGACTTAGCAAAAGGTATAGCTGCTGAAATATCACCAAAAATAATAAGAAGAATAAAGCACGAGATAGCAGATAAGATTAAAGGTTTTGGAGCTAAACAGGCAAATTCAGAATGGACTGACATATTAAGAGCAAATAATAAAGTAGATAAACAAACTGGTCAGAAGAAGTATTTTAAAATAGATTTAGAGATGGATAATAAGTTTCACTTTACAGTAAATTCAGTAAAATCTGTTAGTGGTATAGAAGCAGGACAAGCAATGATTAGTGATTTTAAGAGTAGTATGACAACGAAGTCATTAAGAAACAGTCTTAATCAACAAATAGGTTTTGCTCATCAATATGGTAAAAACACTGGGACTATAACTAAACATAACTCAATGACTATGCAAACATTAAATAATATGAATCAAGGTATAACTCATAAAACAGCAGTTAGCTTTTCTCCTAAAATTGGAAAGGAGTATGTTGATGGTATTATAGATAGGATAGGAGAACTTACACAAAAGAATTTGACTGGTAAAGAGAAGGAGATTCAAGATGCAGTTTATAGAAAAGCTGTTAAATATAATAAATATGGTGGAATTTTTTGGGCAGCACCATATATAGGAATAGAAGAAGGGCTGAATTTAGGGTAATTCAGCGAAAGCTTTATATACTAGTGCCTGCTAAAGTTATAGGACGCCATCGCGAGGCGTTTATAAATATGGTGAAAACATGGTATATTTCCTAGGAAGAGATGTAGTAGTAGCCCTAACATCTGAAGATAGTGGAGATTTTATAATATCCACATCAGGAGTAGCAACATATCAAGCTAGCGGAGCATACGCTGGCGGTACTCTTGTTGCCGGTCCACGAAAAGATAATGCAGACACTGGAACAACTGTCTTCGGTACACAGACAGATAATTCCAACGACTACTCAAATGAAATTGCAAGTTTAACTGCTTGTGATTTGAGTATTGGTGCTACAGACGAAGATATAGTGTACTTTGGTCAAAGAACGACCTTGAAAGCAGAAATTAAAAAGGAGACCTCAGTCACACTAACCCGTAAAAAGGAAAATGATGCATGGGAAGCCCTTTTTAATGGTGCCCGCTCTGGTTTAAACTCAGCAGGTACAGGTATAAGAAGTAACATAGCAGGAGCACCTGACGATGTTAATTATGGCTACAGAGTTTATGTTAAACTTAAAAACGGCAGTGAAATATTTGTATTAAGAAACTGTTGTATTACCGGTCATACATTATCATTAAATGTAGACGGTACAACTGAAGAGACATTAGAACTTATGTCTTATGTAGACCCATTAATCAAGGCAGCAGATGCAGATTGCTTAGGTGCTACAGATGCAGGAGACCTATAAACATGGCATATTATTTAGGAAGAGATGTAAAAGTCTATATAGCAAATGAATCAACAGCAGCAACAAATGTATATGTACATGATACTGATTTAACAATAACTAGTACAGGAACACATGGTTCTGGACAAACAGTATTTGCTAAACCAAGAAGTTCTCCAATGCACTCAGAAGCTCAAGTAACTGACCTAACAGGTGTGGACCTTGGTATAGGAGCAACCGATGAAGATATAACATTCATGGGATTAAGAACTGTTCTTAAGGCAGAAATTAAAAAAGAAACAACTTTAACATTAACAAAAAAGAAACTAGACTCTGTATGGGATGTTATTTTTAATGGTGACGGAACTAACACACTAAGATGGGGATGTTCTGGTGATATTACAGCAGGCAGTGCAACTAATGTTTACACTGGCTTAGAAAAACCAACACAACAGTATGGTTATCGTATACATATACAATTAAAAAGTAGTGGTGAAATTTTCGTTATAAGGAATGCAACTATTGCTTCACACTCTGTGTCTTTAAATGTAGATGGAGTAACAGAAGAAACAATGGAATTTATTTCACAAGTAGACCCTAAGATAGTTACAGCAGCTCATACTACTTTAACACCATCAGACGAACTATAAGGTGATTAAATGGCCAAGAAAGATAAAAAAGAAATGGTCGAGGAAGTAGAGGAAGAGGTTCTTGAAGAAGAGCCTGTTCCTGAACCTACTCCTGAACCAGAACCTGTTCAACAGGGACGAAAAGAAGTTAAAAGAATAGAAGGTATAGGATATACCAACATAGTTTACGATAATGGTGAAGTCGAAAAACGATATCACTGATTATAAAAAAAGGAGAAAAAAAGAAATGTCCGAAGAAAAGCAAATGTGGACCATAGACGATTTGGTCGCAATGACAGAAACAGTGCAGAGCACTGAGATAGAATACGCAGGAAAGGTTTTACCTATTCAATGGTGTGAACTTGTAGAATCAGAAGAACCTAAAATGAGTATACCTGATGATGGAACACCATCAGATGAAGTAAATGAGTTTTATAAAGAATTAGCTCAAGAAAGGGTTAGATGTATGATTGCTAAAGCAAATGAAATGAACCCTGAAGGAAAATCGTTAAATCCAGATGACTTAAAGAAACTACCTACAACGCTCAGATGGCAAATATCTGGCCGAATTGTAGGAGGAGTAGAAGCTGCGGATTTTACGACTGGATGATTGGGTCACCTGATGCAGTTTATTTAATCATCCCCGCAATGAAAGACCTCGGAATGAGCTGGTCTGAAATAAAAAATACGCCAAGATATGAAATTATGGGTTTGATAGGAGCCCTTAGACAGTATGAAGCTTTACACGCCTTTGATGGCTATTCTGATAAAGATATAGCTGATATGGCTAAAGACAGACCTGATGTAAGAAGTTCTTATCGGGAATATAAGGAATTGAGAGAAAAATATATATCCGCTTCAGGTAAAAAGAGAAGCGTGTCTTCCTTTGAAAGCGTTATGCATAGTGGAAAATAAGGAAATATGGGACAAGAGCAATATATCATTAGAACTGGTGTCGGATTCGACGTAGACCGTAGGTCTGGCCAACAGGCTCTTGGTATAATGGAAACCTTGGCCGATAGTATGAATACTATACAGATGCAAAAGTCTGTGCAGGGTATTCAAGAACGTAATACTAAGTTACAGAAAGAAAATGAAAAGTTAGAAAAAGCAGATAGAGAAGCAGGTAAGCAACGTGTTAAAGATATAAAAAAATCAGCAGAAGCAGCAGGAGCTGCTTTAGGTGATGCAGTACCTGACGAACCTGAAAAACTTACACCTAAAACTGGAAAAGTATCAAAAGCGTGGCAACGGTGGAGAGACGAAATCACCAAAATGGAAAAACATTATGGTAAGTTTGCTGAAAGAGCTAAGGCAATGGGTCAAAAGGTTGCTGGTTCTATAAGTACTGATAAGTCTGGTAAAGCAGGCGTAAAGTTTATGAAACAAGAAGCCGAAGAAAGACAAAGAAATATTGTTCTCATTGAAAAAATGATTGATGAGAATAAAGAATTGATTAATGCAAAGGGAAAGGGTGCAGCAGAAGCATCAGAAGATAATGAAGCTTTGATTAAAGAAATGAAAGCAATGAAGGCTCTTGATAAAGAAGCTATAGCACTTGAGAAAAAAGAAGCTAAACAAAAGAAAAAGAATTATAAAGAATATTCTAAAAATAGTAAGAAATTACACAGACAGAACAAACAAGAATTACAAGATATAAAAACTAGAACTGCGCATTATAAAAAGATGGGACAAGCAGCTCAACAATATGTTAGTGGCTTAGCCGGTGGTATGAAGAATGCCTTTGTTATAGGTACGGCAGCAGCAGGCGCTTTTGCATATAAAATGCAACCTGTAGTTGAATCAGTAATGGATTTCGAAAAGACAATTATTAATGCTAATTCGGTTTTTGGAGAATCTCAAGAAAAATTACATGAAGTTTCAGATGAATTAGTTACATTCGGTTTACAATATGGTGTGTCTACACAACAAGCAGCTGAAGGTTTATATCAGTTAGCTTCTGCTGGTCTTTCAGCATCTGAATCTCAAGAAGTTCTTCAACACACTTTAAAGTTAGCTATGGCAACACAAGGTGACCACAATACTTTAGCTAAGTTAACAGTTCAGACCATTGCTGGTTTTGGAATGGAAATGAGTCAGGCTGAAGAACTTACTGATAAGTTTGCCTTTTCTATTCAGAAATCTTTGATTGAATGGCAGGATTTATCTAGTTCAGTTAAATTCGCTATGCCTTTCTTTGTTGCTACAGGACAGAGCATAGACCAATTACTCGGTGGTCTACAAGTATTAACCAACCGCGCCTTAGAGGCTGGTATTGCAGGTCGTGGTTTACGACAGGCATTGGCGCAATTTACAAAACATGCAGATGATAATGCTTCTGCTTTCAAGAAGATGGGAATAGATATTTTAGACGCTGAAGGTAAAATGAAAGATTTATCAGTTATAGCTAAAGAAGCCCAACAAGTCTTTGGTGACGTAGAAGATTATAAAGTTTTAACTGCTATGTTAGAAGATTTGAATGTACGTGGTGCTACTGCGTTTGCTTTACTGGTACAGAACGCTGACGAATATCAAACAGCTGTTTCTGATTTAGCAAATTCAGCAGGTGAAGCTACTCGTATGGCTGACATACAGCAAGAATCGTTAGCTAATCAGATGCAAAGAGTTAAGAACGCTCTTATGGCTCCATTTTTCTTTTCTGACAAGATAGGTGAAGCTGGTAATTCATTAAATGAGTTTACATTAAGAATAAAAGAGCTTGTAGATGAGTTTGTAGGATTCTTAATTATTGAAGAAGAAGGCTCATATAAATTAAATGAATTTGGATATCAATTACAAGAATTTGTTATCGCAGCTATGAATGAGCTTATAACAGTGGTTAGAGAAGTTAAACATGTATTTTTAGAGGCATCTGGTTCAGATGGTGGATTAGAGACATTTACTAAGCTGTTACAGTTATCAACAAAGCCTATGATGATTACATTAAAAATATTAGATAAGTTAGGTCCTAATTTCTTAACTATGTTAGTTTATTATAAGGTATTGGCTAAGTTATTACCATTTAATACCATAATGACTTTATTAAGAGCGAAGGCCGAGATGAGTTTAATGTTGGCTATAGCTAATAAAAATGATGAAACAAAAGAAGATATTACACTTACCTCCGCAATGGGAGTTACGGACATGTGGGCTACTGTAAAATCCGGAGCACATACTGTGGCAATTTGGGCTAAAACAGCCGCTATGAAAGCTTATAATTTAGCAACTTTACAAGCTACTGTATCTACTAAAGCTATGTTCTTGTCTTTTGGAGCAGCTATAGCTGTTATGGCATTAGCTGTGAATACCACGGGTGCTTTAAGTGACGCATTAACTGTTTTAGCAGGTATATTAGTAATGGTGTCTGCATATAAAGCTATGAAAGCAGTAGCAGGTATACCAGTGGTTGGACCAGTTCTAGCAATAGCAGCAGCAGCAGCAATTATCAAAGGAGCATTTATGATGAGAAGTATGTTGAGAGATGCTTATGGTATAGAGGACGGCGGTGGTGGAGACCCTGCTAAAATAACTAAAATTGGTGTTGGAGAGTTGCCTAAAGAGAGAAGTTATGATTTAGGAGGTACTTATATTCCAATGAGAGAAACTGGAGGCCCAACCAGAGACCATGGATTAGCATGGTTACAGAAGGGAGAAACAGTTATACCAAAAACACAAAATATGTTAGGAGCTTCTCAAGGAATTACAGTTAATATGGGTGATGTACACGCTGAAGACGGAACAGACTTTGCTGAAAAATTAGCAGAGGCATTACCACACGCAATGAGAAGACAAAGTGATATGGGAGTAATTTAATTATGGTAGCAGAAGAAGATAAAGGAATAACGTTTCGAGCATTTTCGAACATTTTATTAGAAGAACAAATTAGTGAAGTATATCCAGATACACCTAATGCTGGTGATTCAAGTTTAGGTACTCACGTTAAAGGTTCTCCAGATATAACTCATGCACTACAAGCATATAAAATACCTAAGCCACCTCCTTATGGTGGTGGTGTATTAGACAATATAGAGATATTTTTGTATGGTACGGGGATAACTCAAGGTAAGTCATCACAGCCTCCTAAAATGGTAGCCTATAAAGTAGACGACCCTTCCAGTCTGGCATCGACAGTGTCAACAACAAATGTATTTTCAACTGGAGATATAACTGTCCAAAGTAAAGATATTGTTGTAGGTACTACTCACATCGAAGACTTTTTTCCTTCTATATATTGTGATTATTTTACAGGCAATCAAGAAGGATGGGCTTCTGAAGAGCTCACTATTACCAACCAAAGAGTAAGTAAATTTAAAGGAGATGGTGGTTTATATATAACTCCTGAAGATGCTTATGAAATAGGATATACACGATTACCATATTATCACCCCCATCAACAGAGGAATTATCCCGGTATAAAATATAAAGTAAGTAAGAAAGCTAGTATTAAAAAGATGAGAATGAAACATGGAACGGGATATCCGGGCCATCCATCTCCATACACAGATGTTGATGCAGATGGTAATTTGAAGAAAAGCGAAAATAGGCTCATTAAATTAGCTAATTATACTTCAGATGGAATTTACAAAACTGCGATTAATTTACCCGGTGGGCTGAGTCAAATGGTATATTTCAAAGAAAGCGATATTAAAGGCAAATTAGTAGATGTTCAACCTGTAGTTTTATCAGACGCAGAAAAATATGGAGATGAGGTAAATACTGATAATACTATATTTTCCTCAGTTAGAGGGTGCGGTGAATTCTTCACAGCAACTGCACCTGAGACATCAGGTGAGGATGGAACCCTAGTACATACCGTTGAAAAGACAGGAGTTGTTAGATTTATAGCAGAAAATGTAGTTTCTAAAGGTAAATGTGCTCAATTATATACTTTTGCTGATACTAATGTTGACACCCACCCAGACAAGCCGGCTAAATTAACGTCCAGTGGGATAGATTGTATTGTAGATGCTGTAACTGTTGTAGGTCCTTTACCTATGCCCTGTGGCCCTATACCCGGCCCTCCGGGAGCTTTTGACAGTGAATGGGGTCATCCATCCACTGACAATGATTCCTATAATTATGGGTGTTATGATAATGGTACAATAGATATAACCTTTACTATACCTTCAATGTCATCAAGTGCATGGTATACTCATGATAGTGATGGCTATGTAGATATGTTTAGAAGAAGTATATGTATTATATTCAGTAATAGGCGCCCTGATATATCAACTGAACGTTGTGCTGATTTTTGGAACAATCAAAATGGAGAAGGTGCTATAGCTGGTATAATATTAATTAAAGACCCTCCTGATAGTGATAAATCAGGTATATGGGCATTTGATATGAAAAGATTTGGGAACGACGGTGTCGGTCCAACTGACCATTACTCTGACATTTCTAGTTGGGGTGGAGAATATTCATCTACTGGTACATCAAAGTTGTCTGATGTAGATGGTTCACAGATTGGTCCTTTAGTTGAAGGGGAAACATATACACTTACAGTTAGTGCTCCTGTAGCAAATGACACAAGTACAAACATGATTGCTACGATTAGGACACAACCAACAGGTGGTGCACCAAGAGGTACTTTAGTAGGAGACGAGGACCTAGACTACCACAACCTCGCGCTTGGAAGGATTGATAAGTCAGGAGCTAGCAATACCTTTGCTGTTGTTGACAAAGATACTGATAGACTCGCTGGTGATTCAATTTCTAGTGGTAGAGAAGTATTTAGGTTTATGTCTATATGGAATAATAACACTAAGAATCAAGGAGGTACAACTGATTGGGATAATCATGCTCACGCTGATGTTACTGCTGTTGATATTAATCCATCATTAGACCACGATGAAAACGTAGAGATTAAAATGAATATAGATAGTATAAGGATGGGAAATTTTAATCTTCCTATGACTAATAATACTATAATTCAATCAGGAAAGGATGGTTTAGTTAGTATGGAGACTTCACAGAGTGATATAGTTATTGCAGGAGGAAACACAAGAAGAATGAATCCACAACTTGCTAGTAGTACATTCCATTCAGTGGCATCTGACAATGAACAAGACCATGGAGCTTTTACTTTTACAAATTCTGGTGATTATACGTTTACTACGTTTGACAAAACTCAAGGTGCTGTACCCGGTTATACTATTATTAATATAGGCACTAATACACATAGTACCTTATTCTCCGGTTCTGCCCGGTATTTATTTTTTAATGATTTTAATTGTGCTAATTTATCAGCACTTCAGTCTGGAACTACAGGAGTGATGGCATCAAACAATGATATATATATCGGAGGTGGTATGTATAGTGGTCTTTTATCTGACAATGGACGAGATACTTCATACGCATTAGGTTTTGGAGGTGCATTAAATTCATGTGGTAACAAGGCATCTTATTATAATACTTCTATGGATACAGGTATTGGAGGCAGTGGTAATAATACAGAAGACCATTCTATAACATTTGCCTCAGACACATCTGTTGACACCTCAGATAATTTTGTAGCTGGTAGTGTTATATACTTAGATGGCTTTGGTTCTACTTCAGATATAGGAGATGTGAACGGATTTAGACGACAGGGATTAGTTAAGTTAGCTTTAGGAGCTCACGATTCTTTAACACCTAATGCAGGAAAAAGAGAGAATTTCTTTATGTCTGCTAAGATAATAGATTATGAGTCTATGACAGGTATAGCAACTGTTGATACCACTGAACCTTTCAAAGTTAATGACGACCAAGATTTTATAGTTTATGTTATGGGTGGTGCATCTGACACAAATTCAATGTATAATAATACTGTAAGATGTTTAGAAATTATAGATACTAATCATGTAAGATTAGATTGGGCGGGGTATGCAACTGACGGCACTACAAAATTGGCTGATGTTGATATTATGCCCGGTCTTTGGATTTCACCATACATGTATTGGATAAGTCTACGTATTTTTAACTGGAATGATTTTGAAGTAGGAGCTTTTACTGAGGATTTAGATGCTGCAAGCGATTATTGCCCTTATTCAGCAAAACAGTTACCTCAAAAATCATATGGTTCAGTTTTAGTTACAAGCGATTTAGGCACCCCCGGTTCTACTTTTAATGAAAGTTTATATACTGTTGATGGTTCTACTGTTGTAGGTGCTTACGAAAATTCTTGGGACCTTACTCCTTCGACAGATAGTAGTATTTTAGAACTGTCTGATTTTGGATATGGTTCTTTTGTAGAGGCAGATGAAGAATCAAACCAAGGATTTAAAGGTGGTTATGCGCTCGAAGGTTCTCCTTCTTCAGACGGGTGGTATACATTAAAATCTAGAAAGGGCTTATTTACTAAATCTGCCAAATTAAGACCGGGAGATACAATACAATTTTTACTTCAAGCAAAAGACATAGGAACTGACCATCAAATGTCTTTTTTCGGGGGCAATCCAACTACAGCTATTTCCTCTATATCTGGTGTAAGCTCAGGAGATGAAGGATATATTAAACCTAAAATTGTAGCCAATTATTTTGACCAATTACCACAACCTTTAGTAAATTTCCACGTGAAACCAGATAAGACAGGTTTATATCCTAAATTAGAATGGGAACCCACTCAAGATACTGACTTGTGGTTTTTACAGATTCATGTAGATGATGAACCTATATCACACCAATATCATAAAGCTATTTTACATTTACCTCTTAATGAATCATCACAGAGTGGATTATTTAAGACTAAAATGGATAATACTGATTTAATACCTAAATATTATAATTATGGAGCCCGAAATGTTCGTGCCGGTGTATTAACATATAGAGAAACGCAACAGGGAGGTTTATATTATTATAATAACTGGGCGAATTTTTATACCATGTGTACAGGCACATCATATAAATGGGATGGTCTAGGTGGAAATAGGGTTGCAGATAAGAAATCAAGAAGAAGAGAATGGGAAGAGGCTGCTGGAGTATATGACAGTTTCCAATATACAAAAAATATTAATAGTGCCGCATGTCTAAAAATAATACCTACATCATCCATAACACGGACGCTACTCACAGGTTCTCCTCCGGCAGACGCAACTATAGATGAGACTACATACAATCAATATACAAAAGAACCCGAATCCCAACCACCATCTAATTTCACAACAACAGTCAGCAGTAAAGGTTCTTGGACTGTAGATAAGAGTGATATTAAAGATAATCAATTTACAATATCCTGCATAGTAACTGCTAGTGGTTATCCAGCAGCTGAATATGAGTTAACTAAAGAGGATGACGTCGCCGTTCCTGTTACAATAGTAAATAACGAAGGCACTGCTGGAGCTGCTCAAACATTGATGGATTTTGCTGATGGTTCACATGGCCTAGGTCATACAAGATATACTGGGTCTATAAAAGTTAGTGCAGATGTAAAAAATAGCCATAGTAGTAGTAGTATTTCATATCCAACAGGATATAGAAGTGATGATAGCACTTCGGCAATAGAAAACCAAGTAGGTGATATGCTAGCTAGAATTGATAGTGATTCTAGTAATGGTGGATTAACAAATTCAGAATATATAAGATTATCACAAGGTCCGGGGAACGTGTCGGGTGACAATAACGACGCGATTCGATTTGGAACATACTATGCCGCTAGTGGTGGAGACCCTGCCGGATGGGATATAGGAAATACCCATGGTGGTCAAGTAGGATTATATGGAACTGGTTCTGATGCTGCTGGCAATGGTTCTGGTGGAAAGCCAACACACGGCGGTAAAATTACTATGATTCCACGAAGTATTATATTTAGGGTAGGCAATTTTGATACAACCAACACAATAAGTGCAGCGAATACATACGGTAGAGGTACGACTTTAATGGGTATGCAGCATGAAAAACTACTTTGTTACTTAGATAGTAGTGGCCTTATAAACGTATGGATGAAAGCAAAAAACCAAAATAGATGGTTAAAGATTCAATCATCGAAAGCTTTATTAAATGATGGAGTTACCCCTACACATATATCAGTAACATTTGATAAGGATTTACCAAGACAAAATTTAAAATTATATATAAATGGAAAATTAGATGCCTATACAGGTGATAGAGCTACAACTGGTACTGAAACACAATTACAAGATGATGCTGATGGACAGGGAGGAGAACCTATAGATTGGGCAGTAGGTAGTGATGAAGATTTAATAGTAGAGATAATGGGAAGAATGACAAATCATTTATGGATGGGCACTACAACGGCCCACCATTTTGGAGAAGTAGCCCGTGACGGTCTTTTCGGACGTATAGAAGAATTTGTATTTTTACCGTATGCAATTTATTATGTTAATCCTCAAGATGCGAGTATTACAATAGAAAAACCATTTTCTGATTTAAGAGATATTGAGTATGCTGAACCTAAAACTCATTTTGCTAAAGTGTTCATCAAAGATTACCATAATATTAGAGGAGCGTCTGCTGATGAGGTTAGACAAACAAACAATGTGTCATGGAGGAAGACTGCGTTTAAATTAAACATGTCTTAGATAAATATGGGAGTAAATGTATCACCAACTGATTATGTATTGAAGGTTTATATGACTGAAGCAGATGCCTTAGCAAACACTAACCCATTAGGAGTAATGAGTGCCACTTTAGGAGGCTTGTCACATGATACGGCAGACGTTAATGCAAGTGCTACTGTAGCAACAGCTCATTCATCTCATGCTGATGGATATTATCATTTTTTTATATTTGAAGAATATTGGTTTAGAATAGAAGCTAATGGTTTAGTAAAAGAATTTGAGATAGATTGGGACGACGGGGAAGACAATACTCCAGAGAAAAGTAATACTAGTAAGATAGTATTAGAAAATCCCAATGCCTTTGCAGTAACTTCTCATATTTTTAGTAAACACGGACCTCACTTCCCACTTATAAGAACAAAAAGTATAGAAGGGTTTTATTCCAAATGGTATACTCCTGCTCACGAAGATAATGATTTTAAAGCATTAGACGATTCTCATAGAGTTGATAGTAATTTATATGATGCAGGTAATAATAATTTTAGTATGGTTACAATGGAAAAGAAGCTTAAACCTAGGATACCAATTTTATGCCCAGCTAATAAACCACCTGTTTGTGTGTTAAAAACAGATAGAAAACAAATTTTTTCTGGAATTGATAATACATTTTTAGGAGACGTATCTATTGATGATGCAACTTATCCACAAGTTCTAATTCATTCAGAAAACACAGATAGAACTGATGTGTATTTAAGAATTCTTTATTTAGATAGCGGAGCTCCCACAGGTAGTGCTGATGCTGGTGATAATGCATTAATTAGAGAAGTTAAGAAAAAACATTCAGAAACTATAAATGCATGTAGAAGAATATTAAGGGTAGAGTTGATAGATAATAGGGAAACAACATCTGCTACTGCTAGCGATAAGTTGGCTTCGGGAGAAAGAATACATATATTACATGATGCTCAAGGAGCAGGTGAAAATGTATCTATAGCTTATGTATCATTAGGTAATCCAATATTAGAAGATTATACTTTAGGTTTTTATGCTACTATTGATGCTACAGAGAGTAGAACAAGAGCATCAAATGTTACATTAGCTACAACAGATGCTTTTATGTTTGATTTAGATAGAGATAGAGTATGGACGGGAGGAATGGACGTTAGACAAACAACTAGTAGTGATAGTTATGGTAATACTCCCTATATGACACAAAACACTGCATTTGGTCCTACTAGTGATGGAGTGAGAAGAGAATCATATTCACACTCTTTTACATTTAATATGTTAGACGATGATAATAGGTTTTTACCAGAAGGGAGACTTATAGAATGTCAGGTGAGAGATTCTTCTGCATCTACTCAAGCTGATGATGCTTTTGCAGGAGCAGATAATGATATTGTAGATAAAAATCAACTTTCTTTTTTAGAACATTTTGAAGGGAAGACATATTGGAATGGAGATACAGATGACGATGGTACTATAGAATCTGACTCATCAAACTGTTATAGATTAAGGAATCCTTCTGATTTAAAGTCCTTCAGTATAATGTATAGAACCTATGATGGAGACACCGGTACACCTACATGGACAGACTGTAGTAATTTAATCAACAGTGATACGGCAGCCAATGGAACACTAAGAGGAAGCTCACTATCTGGTACTAGTATAACAACTGGTAATTATAAGACATATCTGTTAATAGCTAAAGATAGGAAATTTGATAAGATATATATGAAAACCTTACATGATGATATATCTGCTATATTTAACAATATAAGTATACAAGGTGCAACAGATGGTAATTGGCCAGCTATTGAATTACAGTTATTTTATCCGAGTGTAGAGAAAGGTTTCACTGATACTACTAACTATATTAGATTCAAACCGTTAAAATTCATGGATAATACTACTTTTAATAGAAAAAGAGGTACTTCATTATGTAGGTCGGGTATGTTATCTTTTGACCCACCAAATGATTGGGTTAAATGTAAGAAAACTACAATGAATTCTAATTTGGGTACTGACAACTTTCTTAATAATTTAGCAAATCCATGGGACGTTGATTCTTATGCTATTTGTATAGCTATTGGAATAGACGCTTCGAGTGGGGCTGGTGCTGATACTGCACTGGCAAAGGTTCAGGTACCTAAAGTATTAGTAGCTGATAATTCACACCAGCAATATATTGAAGTGATAGACCCAACCTGTCTGTCTTTAAATAATTTAGTATTAGCACAAGGGATATCTTTTAACAGAAAGGGAAAATATCAAGTAATTGAAAATAGATTAGGTATGGCAGAAATAAGAAAGATAGGAGCATCTGGAGGAGTTGTTAAATTTGGAGGTGTTGATTTACAAAATGATGTTAATTCAACTCGTGATACTGTTTATAGATATCAAAAAGAAGCTACTCCTGTATTTTTAGATGTTACCCATAAAAATGGAGATTATACAAGATTCTATGGAACTATTATAGAAATGAGTGAAGACCATCCAACAGGAGGTATGCTACCTAAATATGGTTTATCCCTACAAGTATCTTCTGTAGCAATGTTTAATTCTTCAGGAGGGTTTGTATCTGAAGGACTGGTATCACTTGGTGGAGAAATAGATAAACCTAGATTTGTTGGCTTTGGGGGCCACTTGTGAGTCTGAGTCAATATTGTAATCCTCAATTATTTGTGGGGGGACTGGAGATAGTAAACGTTAGTTCTGTTAACTATATTGAAAATGGAGGCTCTACTATAAATTCATTAAAAGTGAATCTAACAGACCCAGAATATGATGAATACAAATGGTATAATCAAAAAGTAGAATTTTATTTAAATTATGGAGCACAGGATTCAGTACCATTATTTAGAGGATATGTTAGACAGATTAATCCCACTGATAGAAATTTCAGTTTCACAGCTATGGACCCTAGGACTTTTTTAACAGGTAAAGAAGCTGCACCTGTAGTTTTAACTAAATTAAATAATTTTGATGGTTTTACTATATCTCAATTTATACACCATTATGTTTCTAAACATATAAATACTAATGATACAATTATTGGCCTAGATATGTTGAACGAGCCTAACCCACCAGTATTACTAAAAAAAATAAGAACTACGGCAGACCCTTATAAATTTATTACTGGTAATTTACCCACAAATAGAGATAGTACTAAAAAACCATATAGATATAGTATAAAAATGGTAGAGTCAGCTACCCAATCTAATATAGTTATTAATAGAGAGAGAGATATTGAAGAAGCAAATCCAGTAGCTTTTTCATTGAATGATGGTATAGTTTCTTTAAAATCAAAAAGAAGACCACCTCCTCAATTTTATAATTTAGAAGATAAGAATAATAAGAGAATAACCTATAAAAAGGGCAATATGCCATATGGACCTATAGGTCATACTTTAAAGGGGGAATTTAAAGATAGTGATTCTGCTTTACAAGAAGCTATTTTAGATTCAATTATAAATGAAGAAGAAGTTCAAGAGGTTTCTATGACAGTATCTAAAGGACACTATTTATCTACAGGTAACGTTATTAGACTTAATGTAGAAGAACCTGAATTAAGGAAAAACCACCGCATTAAAAGTCGAAAGGTTAGTTGGAACGATAAATCAGGAGTTATGTCTTCTTTTACATTAAATAAAGACGTTCCTGTTATGAAAAGTTATATTCAATAACTTCTAATAGATTTATTAGTTTTACTTCTAGAACCGAGGTCACCATTATCTGGTTCATCAGCAGCTGTTCTAGCTACAATTGTTCCAGCTGGCTGTTCTATACCGCCGAGTGAATGAATCCCTTGGTCTAATTTACCATCATGTGTTAAGTTTGCGTTTCTACCTAATTTCTTAGTTCCTGTTATAATATCTTTTTCAGATGTCACATTTATCTCCTGAGCAAGCTAGCTCTTGTTTTCCCTGAGTATTGTCCTCAGTTTCGTATTTAGCAAGTTCGCTATATACTATTCGGGGGAGGGCCTTTATAAGCCTTTCGTAAGAATGGACGTCAATTTCCTCATATGGGGCCAATTCGTAGTGTCCACCATCATAAGGTAAGAAAGAGACTCCATTTATAATATCCCAATTTTTGTAAACCCAATTCCCTACTTCAAACCATTCATCATCTCTGACATATACAGTCATACTAGCATTATGTTCACACCAATTATGTTGTAAATTCTTATAATGACTTAACTGGTCTAGCGCAGTTACATCTTTACGAGTAATACACCCATCAGGTGATTTAACAGGGAATTCTAATACCCAAGTAGATGCGTCTTCTTCTGTTTGTCCATTCTCAGGATTACAAGGCACACCCATATCTCTCATCATAGCAAATAAAGGGTCTCTTGCTGCTATCCTATATCTACGAATATAATATTGAGAATATCTTGGATGAACTCCACTGGCAGAATCTACTAACTGAGAAACAGTGCCACTAGGCTTCACACAAGTGGTAGCAGTAGGCATCTTGGTTCCTAGTATTCCCGATGCTTTACGAGATATGCGTATAACACGGCTTTTAAGGGCGTTTAAAGCCTCCGAGCTCAATAGGGAAGGGTTATCCATCTGACCGGTCAAACTAACGCCTAAAAGGCATTCTTTGTCGCAGTTCTTTTTCCACGTTTCTCGTAGGTATGGAAAGTGTGTAAATGAGCTCTGTATAACTCCTAACCATGTAGCAGTCTCTACTTTGTCTAATAAACTATCTAAATCATCATCAGCTCTTATTACTACTTCACTGAGATTACAAAATTCCATATCTCTAAGCATTATCTCTCCACATGGATTTGTCCCCTGTATAAGTGGAGCATATCTTCTTGATGGAGCTTTGCTTTGTGCAGCTTCTAGATTAAATATACCTCTTTCACCAGTGCCTGATAGAGCTAATGAAGCCCATTCTTTTAAGAATTCAGCAGCGGAGGGCTTTTCCCTATAAATAGCACTATTGTTAGCCATAGCACGTTTGATGGGATAAGGCCACTCCTTTGCGTGTCGCATGTCTGTATCATGGAGGTCCGACAAGGATATTTGAGAGCTGCGACGTACCCCGCCAACAACAACAATCTCAGCAATCTGATTACATATATCATGAGCTTCGAGAGACGTGAGTTGACGTCCTTGAGCATTATGCATGGTTTCACGGATGAAATCATGTAGTTTTACCAAAGGTTGTGGACCAGACGCTCTTCCACCCATTGTCATGAGTCTAGCACCTTCTGGTCTAATCTTTGAGTAATCGAAATAGATATTCTGTCCATCATACAAACTTTGCATGAGTGTCTTTACTGAATCAGCCCACCCAGTTTTTGAATCATCAATAACTATTTCCTTAAGTGCTCGACCTGAACGTATTTCTGGTATTTCAGGAAGTTTATTAATTTCTTCCTGTTCTACTGAAAATCCGAATCCAGTGCCACACATAAGGATATAAAGACACTCTGCGAAAGCTTCAATGGAGTTTATCTTTGCAAATGAGCAGTTGTATATAGTTGTATTATCAGCTTTAGCTGCTGGTCCTGCTGCCCATAAAAATCTCATAGATGGCATTACTGCGAATTCCATCATATACTTTCTAATTTTGTTTACAGTTTTCTCTGGTATATCAGGTCTTTCTGAAATTACAAATTCTAAAAACCTCTCTATTGTTTCAGGCCAATCTTCCCGCCTATTTTCTTCTTCTAGCCAACGTGAATACGTTCTTTTATAAATAAATTCTGCTACTTCGTTTTTAAACATTTTATCATTCCTATTCGGTTCATTACTATAGAAGACCCACCTATATAAAGCTTATGGTGAGTCTTTACAAGTTACACAATATTTTTCCCCATTATAACGTGTTATAACAGTTCTTCGTCCACAAACTGGACAACCACTCATTGATAGTCCACCAATACTCTTTTTACTCCTTTGCACTTACATGCTGCACTTGGAGGTGGATGACCACACGTGCACTTTATATCACTACTACTAGTAGTAACCACTAATATTAGTTCTCCACGCAACAGTCGCCCATTTCTGAACCATGGTTACAATTTATATCACATTCCCAGATTCCATCCCATGGTGTCTCATCAGCGTTACATGTTTTACATTCACAATTTACACATTTACAATTTTTTGTCATTATTTTTTTCTCCTTGTTGTTTTCTTTCTTGTTGTTTTACGTTTAGCAGGTGCTTTACGTTTTGTTCCTTTACGTTTTTTAGCTGCTGCGGCTTTACGACCCTTTTCTGGATGTAATTTGTTATGCTGTGCAGCAGATACCTTCTTAAGGTTACCACGCTTGGCAGTCTTAGCAGTATGGACGCCGGGCTTACCCTTACCTCCTTTACCACCACTTACATGGTGTACTACTTCATTCTTACCTGCGTTAGCTTTTCTTCGGTAGTAATGAGCGGATTTTCCACCCTTCCATGCTCCGTTCTGTTTACCAGTACGTGCCATTGGGGATTTCTTATTCCATCTCTTCTTTCGGTTGGCAGAGGTATCTTTAAATTTCTTACGTGCCATCCTTTATTTACTCCTCTTCTTCTTGTGCTTCGACAGCTTCTTCGCCACTTTCGGCTTCTTCTTGTACAGATACTTCCTCTGTTTGTTGCTCTTGAACGGCATTATCCTTCTCCTTAAGCCAACTGTCCCAGTCTTCTATCTGTTCCTTTTCAGTTAGATAGTCTGCGAGTAATTGCCTTTGCGTATTAAATTGCTCTTGCAATTGCATTACATTCTGAGAAGCGTTTCTAAGCATATCCAATAAATAATTAAAATTATTTAATGTTGGCCCACCTTCGTTCTCATCTATCCACTTTTCCATTTCTCTGACCCGTTTGGTCAGTCTTTCTATTTTTGCCATATTACTTTATCTCCATCGTAGTATATAAAGCTTTCGCTCAAATACATGGACAATTAGGTTCTTTGCATATATTTCTATCTTTCAGAGTTTCGCTTCTGAACCTAAGTCCAAAGTTTTGGTCGAACTTTACTATTTGTTTGCCGGGGATTGTTGGGTCGTCATTATACCACCCATGGTCTCCAGCAGGCTCATTATAGATAAATCTGAATACAGCAGATATATCTGTCAAAGCCCAATTAGCATTCAGTAGCTCTGCTACTATTGCTTTGTTTTCCTCATAGCTACTACTACCCTTAGCTATATTAGTCTCTATTAGCTTAATTATACACTCTCTAGGTGCTTTATAGAGCCTATCTTTACTATATAATATATGCTTAGTAAAGCCTGTAGATGATTCTCTAAGCTTTTCTATAAGATAATCTCCACTATTAGAGATGGTGTGCTTGATACCAGCTACATCACACATGAAGTCAATCATATCTCTCTGAGCACGACTGCTTCGGACTATGTCAGGTTTATCTCTAGGTTCCATTGCTAGACCATATAGTTCTTCTATATCCATAGTCATGACTTCGTCAACTGATAAAGGTACACACCATACCCCTGTTGGTTCCCCAGTAAGTTTACTAATATACTGTGTATTGGGAATCCTTCTTAAGCAAGCTACACTATTATTAATACAAGCTTGGTCAAGTGTCTTTAATCTGTATTCTTTTTTCAAATACGTTAAATATTTCCTTAGACTATCTCTCTTTTGTTCATCGAGTATATCTAAAGGAGTTTTAAAATCTATATTCATCTGAAAACCCTTACCACCTGTTAGATAAATACGTGGTGTTATTTTTCTAGGTTTACAGTATTTATTGATGAATTTTCTAATATCCATAAGACATTTACTTACATCTTTATTATGGTCGAAATCAAACCATATACCATTAATAACGGCAGAATCATAACTAGGCTTACCATCATTGTCTTTTAAGTTATCGAAGACATAAATACTAGTATAACAGCTTTTTTTACCATTATATTTCTCTACTAGTTCTTCTAATTCTTCAGGTGAGTATGCTCTAGCTATTCTTGCTGGGATTCCAAATTCTCTGAAATACATTCTCCTGTTATCTCCATTACTTCTATCTTCTGACACCAATCTCTAGGTATAGCCATTATATCACAACCATCACATCGTGAGCCGTGCATAACTAAAACTATAGCCTTATCATCTTTAGCGACCATTTCTCCTATAGTTTCACACACTGTAAGGTGTTCAGAAGGGTTTTCTGCATTTATTCTATACTGCTTCCACGAGCTAGCAGCATCATTCCATGTTACTTTAACATAAGGTCCAACTGAACCTAATGTTTCTGCATCATGCGTATCCTTTACTTCCTTTTCTTTCATTTTTCCATTCCTCGTATAGTTCTGCGATAATACCCAAATCCCCTAGGTGTTTATAAAACTTTGCATGAGAAGGCGTCTCATTAACAAACACCGGATTTTCAGGCTTATCTAATAATAATCTATGGTATTTTATACCATGTAACTCTAACCATTTTTCTGTTTCTAATTTAACAGCTAAATCGTTGGGCCTATTAGCCCATATAATTATTTCATGGTTTGGATAACACCAAGCTATAAACTCAGCCACATCTTCTATAGGTTTAGCATTCTTTATATAATCAACAACACCATATTGTATACCTTTAGGGGGTGTACATATTACATTGTCTAAATCGAATACTAATTTCATTTCCAACTATCCCTGTCATAACCCGTTAGGTCAAACATTTTTTTTATTTCTGGATGATTATATATTATATCCGCTAATTCTTGAGTATAATATTTCTTCCAATCATTACGTACTCCTTTTTCATCATAACTTCTATAAGTTCCACTATCGTCATCTTTATGCTTATATTGATTCTCTTCATGTAAAGACCAATCGATGTCAGGTGTAGGTTGTAATATAGGAATATTCTCTATACTACCACGTATATCTTCCATTTTAATATAATAATCAGGGTTTCTTATGCCTAATTCTTCCCATCTTTCAGATATATGAACATTTAAAGCTATTTTTCTAAACCATTCTGGGGTTCTTACACATTCACTAAAGTTTAAACGCTCCCCTTCTGACTTAAGTTTATACATATCTTCATCTGTAAAGGCAGAAACGAACCAAGAATATGGGTTTCTAACATTACATATAATTTTATAATCAGAACAGTGCTCAGGAATACCAACATCATGACTTGATGCTCCATCAGGGTTTTTAGGGTTTAAACCAAAAGATTGTTGTAATACTCCACATACGCTTCTAGTGGCTGCTCCTCCTGTAGACCACCAGACAAATTTAAAATCATCGCTGTAATTCATTGTTTTATTGCAATAACGTCTTTCTTATTGACTATTACTTTTCCTTTCTCTCCGGCCAAATACACAAAATTATCATCATCATGTGTTATTTTACCTCTTCCTACTTTTGTTTTATCTTCTTCTCTCCAAACAACTTTAACTTCCTCGTTTGAGAAAAAAGAAATAACTTGTTTCATATCATTTTCTTCCATATTATTCTCCATTGTAGGAGCACCAACGTGGTGTCCTTATATACTTAGTATAAGCTAGTATATAAAGCTTTCCCTCAATCTATAGCTAATTCTACATTACTTTCATCAGTAAATGCCAAACTTAAAAATATTTGACTCTGACTATCTAACACAACATCTGGAAATCTTCTCCCAGCTACTAAAGTTATAAATCCTTGGTCTCCACCAAATAAACCTTCATCATAATGTCCTTCAGGTATTTTACTCATACATTCACTATAGAAATCTATCATATACTCTCTTTCTCCTATCCATGTACCACTACACAAATGTTTGAAAGGAGAACCTAACCATTCATATACTTCTTCTAATTCTCTAACCTTTCTTAAATCACTTATCCATGAACCCATTTCAAATGGTGCATCTCCAGTAGGCATAGCTATACCTTTCATTGTTTTAGGATTTGGCCATTGTGATAGCTCAGCACCAAAGATAGCTTTCACATTTTTATTTTTAAAAGATTGTAAAGCAAGGGTGCAGGCATCAAAACCAAAGGGCATAACATCTGTAGCATCTAAGGCCATAACATACTTAGTTTTAATCTTACCTAGATATTTATTCATTTGCCTAATTTTGTCTAAGAAATCTACTGGTTCACTTAGAGGTATAACTACAAGCCTATCCTCTATACCATAATGTCTGAAACAGTTCTGTAGCAATGTTCTTTCAGTAGGTATAGACCAAGTTACTACAGTTAAATCATCTGGAACAGTACCTTTAACTGGTGGTTCCTCAAAATATCTATTAACTGTTCTATCCCAACTTTCCTCAAATTTAGAAGGGCCGTTAGCATGAATAAACGGTGAATAATAATTACTTAATTTTTGTTTGTAATGCATTATATTTCCTCCACCATCTCTGTAGTTGGTTTTTCACTCCATAAGTTAATAGCTATTGCATATCTATTACCTTTTGGAATTTCTGTTACTGCATGTAATTGTGTAGCATCAAATACAACTAACCTATTAGGAACAGGAGCTATAAGCTCATAAGGAGCATCACGACTGTTACCAGCATAAACCTTTAGATATCCACCTTCACACTGTGGTTCTCCCATAGGAGGGTAATATACAGTACCAATCATAGGTTTCAAGTCACCACCTCCTTCATCTTTATCAAAATGGTGGTTTAAAGCATATCCCTTTTCATTACCTATAGTATTTTCTTTATTAAGAATACCTACCCAATGTTCAAAACCCATAACTTCATCCAATATAGGAACTCTATGGTCTGTCCATATTTTCTCAACTAATTTTTGTCTTAAAGTATTAGGTGAATTATTCCACCATCCACTCCACCAGTGATAACCTATTTTCCAGAAATCACCGTTTTTGTTTGATATATTCTGAAGCATAACTTCATCTTCTAAAAAATTATCTATTATTATCATCGGTAATGGTCTCCTCCTATCCATAATACAAGTGAATTTCTAGTACCTTTTGTTACAGGCGCAACTCTATGTAACATATAAGAAGGGAATATAACAACTGTTCCCTTTTCTTTATGTGCAGTTGCAGGACTCTGTCCACGCCATAATTGTAGTTCGCCACCATCATAGTCATCATTTAATTGCACTGTAATACTTATTTTCCTCTGGGCCTGCATATGGTGTCCACAATCTATATGCCAGTCGTAATGACCTCCATCTGGTGGGTATTCAGTATATTGCAATACTTCTCCAGCATGAGATAAATTAAAATCCCATAAATGATTATTAGCTTCATTAGCCATTTCAAACAATCGTTTATAAACCCAATCTAATTCACCCACTTCATCATACATCCATCTTATAGTGCTCTTCCTAACACTATCATCTTCTGATGCACTATATTCTTGTCCTGTTCCTGCATTTAGAGCAGGGTATTTCATTGCTATTTTCTTTATACGTTCAATTTCTTCATCATTGAAAGCGTTTCTAAAGAAGTAATAGTCTGCCATATTGATAGTACTTTCACTATTTTCTTCATCTCTTATATCTACATATACATTTTTTCTTTCCATTATTTCACCTCATTGAAGAAGAAGGTCTGAAATAACCTTGCATCTTCTTTTGTTGTTCCAAAATATTCATCAGCTGCATGCCACATTTTTCCTCTAAATAAAACAGCTCTATTAAATCTATTAGATACTGTATCAGTTCTTATCCATTTATCCCAGTCATCTCCATCATTTTCTACAACTTCACCTGCAAAGACATCATCCCATTCTACAGAACCTGTTTCTTTATGTTTATAAAAGGAGGTGCCTGAGTTTTCTTTCGGGTTTGGATGTAAATATACAACACAAGACCAATCAGTATGTCTGTCTGCATGTACCCATGTATTACTTCCTTCTGGCACAAATTGATAAGTTCCAGTATATTCTCCTATATTCCAGCTCATCTCATCTATTTTTGTACCAATAATTCTTTCTAAAAATTCTCTTACGTCTCCTTCTGGTAATGGTACAGTTCTATTACCGGGATAATTACCTGTTATATTAAAATCCATAGAAAGAGCTTCATTTCTTATTCTTTCTGGTTCGTTATAAAAACCATCTATTACAATTATTGATTTTTCCATTTATACTCCTTTCTTTACAAAAGATACTATTATGTATCTTGTTCCTTTAGTAGTAGGTCTTCCACCATGTCTATGTGTAACACTTGGGAATAAAGAAACATATCCTGATTTAGGATTAGCTAATACTTGTTGACGAGGGAACCATGTACCCCCTCCTTCATATTCAGTATTAAGACCTAATGTAAAGGTATAATCAGCATGGTCATGGTGTATGTCTAATGCTGCTTGTTCTTCAGCCTTATATCTGGCTATAAAATCTTCAGAAGTTAATTCCTTATTCCATTTAGTACCTTCTAATTTCCATAATCTTCTAGCTACAGGATGAGCATAATTATGTAATACATAATCATACATCTCTTTTAAACCTATATCTTCTAAAAGTATATCAGTAGTAGGATAAAATTCATGTCTAGCTTTAGTCCATTTACCTGTATTCTCAGCATGTTGAATAATCATATCACACGCTTCTTTAGTAAATAAAGGAAAGCTATATATTTCTGGTCCAATGTTCTCTACTACTAAATCCCACTGATTATCTCTAGTTCCTAGTGCAATCATCTTCTTAGCCCAACCTTTAGGGTCTATCTTATACGCATATAATTTTTCTATCATTTTTTCCATCCATTTGGGTCCCACACTGGTCTAAATTCTGGTGGTAATCCAGTATCACTTCCAACTTCATGTTTAGGTCTTTGTTCAACAATAACGGGGTCCATAGCATAAACTACTAATGAAGGGGGGTATTTAAGACTTACGTCCATTCGGGGATGTACGATATATGTTGAAGACATAAATTCATCAACAGGTATTATACTCTTTTCAAGGTTATAAGCCAGCAATCTTTTTATACCTTTCGGAGACAAACAATATGCATATGTGCAATAAGAAAATTTAGGCATAACTATAGTCTCAGTTAATCTTTCTTCCAGATGTGGTTTTACAGGAAATCTTCCTAAGTATAGTATATCCCAATCTTTACCCATCAATTCTAAAGTATCAATAGCTATATCTCTTTTAAGTTCCATATTACTATCAAATTTAGCATCATCTTCCAATATCATTATAGGTTTATCGTAGTTTTCACACTCTTTCCATATACCCCAATGACTTAGAGCACATCCTATTTCTCCCTTTGTTAAATCTCTAGACCACCAACAATCATCCACATCATCGTCTAGTAATGCAGCCACCTCTGGTTCAATACGCCAATTAAATAATCCAAAACCATTTTCTTCTAACCACTCATCAGTTATATCACTACCAAGTATATTATACTTCATGTGCGTAGTCCACTCTACCCGCAAATCAGGAGCTTCAAATCCTTCTTCATTCTTTTTACCTTCTTCAGGTATTTCAAAACCAGTTTCTCGCAGTTGTATGTCCATCATTTGGCGTCTGTCATCTCTTGTAGGTATATTAATTACGAAAGTTCTCATATGTTATTTTCCTATGACAGTTAGAACATACTAGTTCACACTTGTCTAATTCATTCTTTATTTTATCAAAATCAAAACCTGCACTACTAATAGTAAAACTTTTCTGTGATGGGTCTTTATGATTACAGTCAAAAGCAGAATAATGTATATCTTCTAATGTGGCTCCACATTTTACACATTCACCACCTAGATATTCTATTATTTTCATTTTCTTAGCATATCTTCTACGTCTCATTCTATCCTGATTACAACCTTTACATCTATTTTCTAATCCGTTTGAGTGTGATTTGTCTTTCCAAAAATTATCAGCAGTTAAATAAGTTTTACATTGTTTACAGTGTATCTTATTCATACCCACTCCATCAATGATTTCTGTTTCCTATCAATTATAGTAAGTGGGGGATTCTTCTTTATCATATGCTTCAAACCAAACTTATCTAAAAGTCTAGAAACTATATTCCAATAATAACTAACATCCAAATCAGTTTTAGATTTCACTAATTGTTCAATCTTATATCCTTCTTTAGTTTTATAGTAGTTATATGTAGTTCTTATTTCAGGTTGTATTCCTACTTCTATACCTTGTTTTACTAGAGGTATCATCATATCAGTTTCTGATTTATAATCCTCGAACTTTCTATTCAGGGTTCTTCTCTGTAAAAGGTCTTCTATAGGTAAATTATCAAAGTCATATAAATCATCAATAAACGTTTGAGTTACTCTATTATCTAATCTAGCATCAATTAATTTATCAATAGTTGACTTATAAAATTTACTTCTGGTAGAAGCCTTAAAAGTTGAACCATGCTTGGTAATACTATTGTCCTCATTACGAAGTACATAATTACCAATTTGTATCCACAGACCTTCCTTAAAGACATCTTTATCCAATCCTATCCATTTCGATTCTACATTTGGTATTGTAGCTTCGAGTATTAATCTTAATCTTTTTGTTAACCATTCCACGTCAATATCACAATTAGTATTGATACCATCAGTGTGAACATAAACCACGCTCTTATCACCGTATTTCTTTCGTATGAGCTGTATGCCGGTAGTAAGTAAAAACCTAGCAACCGCAGTAATTGTAATACCAACAGACATATCACCGTAGTTGAGGTAAGGGTTTGTATTAGCTCCATAGAATGTATTCACCATAATCTTTAATGCATTACTCTTACTATCCCCTTCAAGCGTTCCCATTTCCTTATAAGGTTTTCTTAGTTCTGTAAATTTCTTACACATAGAGTATAAACAACTACGTCTATCTTGGTCTATTTCTATTATAACCCTTTTACCTATCTTATCATCAGGTATATAAAGCTTTCTATCTTTAACCTCTAATTTATCACTATATTCGTCATAACCTACTATTCTTGTAGTATCTGGTCCTAAATTTAGTGCCATAGCTATAGAAGGATAAAAAGAAGAAAAATCTACTTTAATATTCTTTTTATGAAAGCCGGGTTCAAACAAATCAATATAAGCGGCTTGAAAATTACCCTTCGGTCCTTTATATATGTCAGGGTGTCTATCTCTATTTATATCAGGTGTTACTATCTTCTGTTCGAAGAGTGCTCTACCTTGTAATATTTTAGTAACATAGCTACTAGGGGCGTTGACATATGTCTCTAGTGGCACCCCTATGAATTCCGCTGTGAATTCAAGACGTGGGAAGTAATTGTCGAACAAAAACTTCGTACAGTCTACATCAGACAGAACGTAGTCGTGTATTTCAGATAAGCTATAGTCAAGTAAGTCCTTCTCAGCAAAGTCCAATTCAATTGGTTCTAAACCGAAGTGTCTACTGACTGGCTTAAGTCCACGAGGGAGTCCTGATAATGCGTAGTCTAGACGAGTATGTCTTAATACATCAACAATTACTCTACCTCCTGCTTTCATTCTAAGGTCATCACTGTCCTTAGAAGGTTGCCAACCGTAGTCTGACCCATCTCTATTCAATAACTTTTTGTAGTTGGTCATACCGTGATATGATGCTCTAAATAAAATTTGAGGTATATCATATCCTACTAAGTTATATCCATAGATTACATCTGGGTCATACTTATTGATAAACGAGGCAAAATCGATTAAAACCTGCTTATCATTTTCTCCATCCCACAGATAGACTTCTCTTTCACCGGTTGACGTGACAATCCCGATTGCCACGACGGGGTAGTTCTCCCCGAAGGGGAACGACCCGTCAGGTGAATGTGTCTCTATATCAAAACAGAGAGTTTTCAATGGTTGGTCATTTGGAAATCCATAAAAGTAATCTGGATGCTCTATTACGAGCCTATCCATTATATTTTCTCGGCCTCCATCTAATATTAGGCTCGATGGAAGCTCTTCTCCGGCTCTATAGGGCTCTTTACGCAGCAAAATTGAGCCTGATTGCCCTGTTAAGCTGTATTGATGCCCTGTTTCGCTATCCTGAACGTATACGTAAGGCTCGTATGGATTACCATACACTTCCTTAACCCCGTTACGCCACATGATAGTTTGGAGTTCACCGGTCTCCATGTTTTTAGTGTAAGGACTGCTTATTCCTATTAGAGGTACTTTCATTCACGCACCTTTTTTCCAGTCTTTCCGTCGCATTTGCAGTTATGATGTCCATGCACACAATTGCATATCCACCATCTTGTTTTCATTTTATCCATAAATAATATCCTATTACTATCAAACAACATATGTTGCCTAGGGTATATAAAGCTATCGTTGCCCAATCTATGTCGCTTTTCTTCTTCTTTACTACCTTCGGAGTTTCTACTTTAAAATGTGGAATAGCGTTCCAACATTCGTCACATAAGTATGCTCTTAAGTGTGGTTCTTCACTTGTATAGTGTGTGAAACACCTGTTACACTTGTGCCACAACACTTTATAATAGGGAGGTTTCATAGTTCAGCTATAAAATCCTCCGGTAACATTGTAATCTTATATCCCTTTTCTTCTAACATTTTATATGGGTCTCTCAACATAGGTCTATCATTCCAGTGTATGTGTTCGCATTTTATCTTCTTAGGTAATATACGCCATGAATAACTCTCTAATATCTTATACTCTAATCCTTCTATGTCTATCTTAAGATAGTCTATATGTTTAACGTCATACTTATCAATTAGAGCATCAAGAGTCATTACATTTACTCTAGCTTTCTTAACGTGTTCTTTAAACTGTGGATTAGCATTAAAATTATTAACATCAGATGTATTACCTACACCTCTTTTCCAGTCATCTGCCCAATCTAGGTCATAATATTGAATATCAGTTTTTCCATTATAGTGTAATATAGCAGATTCTTCATAGAAACAACCATCAAATCGTTCTAATTTGTTTAATAGTTCTCCAATAGGCTCTACAAATATCCCCTTCCAGCCTTGTTGAGCCAATGGCTCTAATGTATCAAAGTCAGAAGTTCCTATCTCTATGAAAAAACTATCACTTATATAAGGACTATTCTCTGTATCACTATGTAATTTATGAGAGCCTATCTCAGTTCCCTGCTCTTGTATAAAGGGCATAACTTCCATATTATAAGCTCGAAGTCTCCCTCCGAGATGTCTTAAGTTAGGATGTATAGCGTGATGTCCTTCTGAGTAGAAGGCTGGAATATAGTCATCAGGCACACATAAATGATGCTCAAAATCATGACTTAGTATCTCACTTAATGTTTTAGGGGTTAAAACATAAGCATGTAAACAGTATGTCCAATTAGTTTTTTGAATTTTAAAATGTGGATTTACTATAGGGTCACTTTCACAGGCATCTGCCTGTCCAGCATAGAAAATATCCCAGTCCATAGACCTATTATTTAACTGAGTTAGATAATATTCTGTCTTTGCATATGCTTCTTTCCATGTATATATCGTATTAGGTATAGCATCTTGTTCTAAAAACAAAGGCCACTTCGCACCATCTTCTTTTGCTTGTTTCCAAGCAGATAAATGTCCTATAGCACAAGCAATCTCACCATACTTGTGGTCTCTCTTATGCCAATCTCTGAATGCATATCCTTCTGGATTAGGGTCTAAACCTATTTTCCAATTAGGCATAGGTCTATAATCATTATCTAATAACCATTTAGAAAAATGAGGGTCATTACCATTAGGACCCTTTATATATTTAATAGGAACGTCGTTATCTAATTCACTAAGACCTTTCTCTATCCTTAATCTAACATCTTCTCTATGATAAATAACATATATAGCATCTATCATAGGATATCCGGGTTTTTTCATCTAAAATTCACTCTCCATAAGTAATATTCTATTACTAAAAATGTCCATACTATACCAAAGAATATTATATCAAGGTGATTGGGGCTGTTATAATCACTTAACCAATCTATCATCCTGCTGGACCTCTTTTATGTTGAGGTAATACTTCGTCGTTATCTTCCTCTTTATCAAAGTAACCATATGCTTCCATTTGCTGGATTAGTGCTATGGCATCTTGGATTGCAACAGATATACCCATATGAAATACTTGTTCATCATTAACTTCTGCACCTATAATAGGACTTGCAGTATCTTTTACCATTTGCTGATGATACATCCATGCTGTGTGTAATAATTCACACCATTGTTTGCGAGCAGATTCTTCTGGATGATTATCTATTATCCCCGTCACCTTTCAAAACTCCCCTTTCCTTACGGTCAGTTAGTTTAATATAATTTTCATGTAATACTTCTATTAAAGTCATATCATACATATCAAATAACCTTGCTATATACCACATTACATCACCAAGTTCTCCACGAATCTCTTTATATTTATCTCCATCTCCGCGAACTTGTTTCTTATACTTACCTAATACTTCTCCAACTTCGTTGGCTAAACCTATCATTAGGTATTCTTCTTCTTTATCCTTCGGATAAACTGCTGTTTCTCTTGTCCAAATTTTATATGTTTCAAAATCCATTATATCACTAAATCCTCTGGCACCATATTCCTACGGTATAACCAGTTTCTTTCTGCTGGTAAATAACGATATACTAAATCAGCCTTTCTATCTCCTTGTACAGGCCAAGGCTTTATTAGTATTATATCATTAAGTCTACACCACATTCTCCTTTTAAGCTTTCCGGGAATCCTAATCATTCTGTTATTTCCATCTTCACAAAGAGCTACCATACGACTACCTCCAGACATTTCTCTGATAATAGCATATTGTTGGTCACCTCTTGGTAATTTACCTGCTCTTTTCTCCGAACTTCCAGCTTTTGATTGTTTCGATTTCTTCTTTCCCATAATCACCTTTAACATTTAATAAGAATGAGACTTCATCCCATTCATTATCTTTAACCCATTCCCAATCTTCTTTACATCTAAAGAAATCAGGAAATTCACCAGCCACTACTTCTATACTACCTGCATCAGATGCGTCAGCAGCAATAAATACTTCTTCTCCAGTAAATGGGTCTTGTGCTTTTACGTCTTCACAATACCTTTCTATATACTCTTCAGCCACTTCAGGCCAATGTTCTCTAGTAAAGTCTTTAGTAGACGTAATTAATTCATCCCACTTTATCTTACTTTCAGGAGTAGATAACAGGGGACTTTTATAATAATATCTTTTACCATCTTCTTCTTTTTCTTCTAAGAAACCAGTCATAAGTAAACCTTGTAATACTGGTTCTAACTTAGTAAATGGTAGCCCTGCACGCTTGGCGGCAGACCGAATCTCACGACTCGTCATTTTGACAATTTCGCTACCTGCAAGACCAAATTTATCGATACGAGTATCGGGGAATAACTTAAGTAAGTCAGTTCCGTGTGATGGCATATGCAAGCACTCATTCACAAAAGAGTTCAGGTAGATGCGTAGTCCTAACCAAGTGTGCTTTGGGGTTAATAAACCGTAGGTAACACCATCCTTCTCGACTTTCAGAATCTCATCTGGATAAAATCGGCCTACAGCATTAATAACTTTCAATAAATATTGCACCTTACTTCTAGCAACAGGAAATAAAGATGGGATGGCCTCAGAGATAAAAGGTGCACATGGATTTCTGATAAGTATAGCATTCTCATCGTCTCTTCTACCTATAGCATCCACTATATGCTTTTTTAATGCTTCTATCTCTTCACTGGACATCGTCGTTAGTTCTGATTTTGGCACAGCAGAATCTAATAACTTATGCCTTATCACATCTTCAGTTTGCTTAGATGTAGGGTTTGTGTGACCTATCATACAACGTCTCTCCAACTCAGCATCAAAGTATGATGAACCTTTGTTGTTTTCAACCGCAACACACATAAAAGTGTATTTGGGATGGAGTTTCTGTTCTATAACATCCTGCACAGTCACATCAGTTCTTTTCCTCATGGCAGGTCTTTGGTCTCCCCAAGTCTTAATTACTTCCATTACCCCTTCAGGTAACTTCTGTGCTTCGGGAATAGCAATAAATCTGGCACGATTGATTTTATCCATCTCATACCAAACCGCAGTTTCAGATAAGTGTTCAATGGTATGGTAGTATTCTTCAGGCAAAAGCCCAAATACTGCATCCATTATCACAGTCTTACCTGTTCCACTATATGCTTTTATAACAAAGTTGTTATCTTCAAGTAAGTAAGATAGAGTGGCTACTACTCCTAATTCATCTTCTCCGATGATAGGGTTAGCACTTCCATCTTGCTTTCTTACATTATGTAAATATCTTACTATATCGTGTATTTCCATTATTCTAAATTTTCCATTAATTTTCTAAATCGGTCTACTATGATTTTATCTTTTTCATGACGTTCATGTAGATGTGCAATTTCTTTCTTTAATAAGTCAGTCTCAGATTCATGTTCCTCAAGAGATACAGTCTCAGATTCATGAGGACTTTCTTTATATACTTTATCTATAAATTCACCCACAGCTCTACCCATATACTCTTTATGATTATCTACACCATTCAATTTCAACTCTATATGCCCATCCATTCTAATCATCTCCATATCTATATTTCCATCTGGCATACGATAAAATCCTTTATATATCCACGGGCGAGTCTCATCATTACCTCTTTTTACAAAAGGTATATACATATGCTCATCCTTTTCTGATATAACTATGTCACCATCATATATCTGCTTATCTTTTTCTTTTCTTAATCTTCTTTTATCTGCTAAATTTCCCATGCGTTCTCCACAGCACGTCTTAAATCTAACGTGCCATTATTTATTAATCTTATAGCATATTGCTTTAAGTCTTTATCTGTATGACTGGGAAACCTATCTTTCATAAGTAAGAATAGAGATATAAGGTCAAATTCATGTCCATCTTTATCCAACAACCCGTCAGCTATTATTCGTGGAACGACCCACTCAGCTTCATCAGGGAAGGGAGACGGCCTATCTACTTCATCTATAAATGGAGTAGCTAAGGTAGTTATTTCACCATCTTGTATATCTATCATTCCGCTAAGGTTATATCCTTTAACTTCTCTACCAGTAGCAGTTTTTACTTTCCCCCTGTGAATTTCGAATAAAATCGAACAAGGGTTAACATTCTCTTCAAGAAGCTGGGCGAAGCTTCTTTGAATAGAGTTATGAGTAGAGAGATTCGTTGATAAGTATCTGACAGTTTTGTCTTTACTAACCGTAAAAATTCCATAAGTATATTCCAACTGACTTGGAACGCCTTTTTCACAGCTAAAACACTTTTCATAATCATTCTTATAACACCTTTTCTTCCTACCATTATGCCAATGGTTTGCTCTAATAATAGGGTTGACGTATGCAAACTGCCCTAAAGCAGTCATATCGTCGTGTAACCATACCCTACCATTAGATTCAACCCAGTCGCTATATTCCATCAGTCTTGCACCTTAGTTGGTGCAGAACCTACGGGAACTTTCTTCATTAATCGGAAGTAAGGTTTATTTTCACCTTCTTTCCAATATGCGTTCCTGAATAGAACATAGTTAGTTTCATCTTCACCCTTACCTGAGTAATAGACGTCACCTTTCTTGCTTTCATTGCGGAATAATCCGCCTACGTTTACTAATTCTGTTTGTTCAGCCATTGTAATCACTTCTCCTATATATACAGGGGTCTATTTAAAGCTTTTGTAGCTTTCCCGTTTCAGGGTTCACAGACCATCCATACTTTTTCACTTGAGCCAGTAGCTCTTCTTTTTCGGTCTCTGCTTCTCTATGGTAATCCATAAAAGCATTAAGAACGATATCTTTCATACCTATAACACAGTCACCACACATCCAATGTCCACTTCTGACAGTAGCATGTTTGGCTCTATTGCCCATACCTTCTATAATATAATCTTTACAGAAGGTGCATTTTCCTACGGTAGTTCCTGCTTCGGGCTGTCTCATCCGTGCATACCTCCAGTATGCTCGTTATGTAAGCCCTTTATATCTATCTCTAAGATTTTATCACCAAACTTTTTATGTAAGTCAGCTATAACATCTTTAAAGACAGTCTCTACATCTATATCTTTACTAGGGACAATTTCCATATGGAAACAACCTAATTTTAATAGATGAGTCAAATTTTGAGGCTGCCGTGCCGCATCCATTTTAGCTTGGATTAAGTCACCAGCCATCTCAGTCATAGCATCTCGATTATCTTCAGAAGATGAATCTGTCATCTATGACCTCCAGTTTTATTAATATTTTTCTCAAGTTTTTCACCATTCCTTTCACTTCACCAATCTCATTCTTTAGTTCATCAATGCTAGAAGATAACTCATCTATATGACTAAGTAAGTCTTCAACATTATGGACAAACGGAGTCCAATCACCTACGTGATTTTTTGTTCTTTCTCTTATTATGTCCTTTAAAACGTTTCTTTCCTCGTCTAACATTTCTAAAACTCCTATCCCAATACGGGTTTTTCCACTCTACTTTTCCCCATTTTGTAACTACAAAGGGTTTTATCCACCCCATATAATATTCAAAACAGATTTTTTCAGTAGTTTCTAGACCCCTAACAGCAACCTTCTGGAGGAGGGTTTGCTTAGCTTTCCCTCCTTTTTCCCAGATTCGGTTGAACTGTAACTTTTTGTCTTTGCTCACTCTTCTATCTCTACATTTGCTTTCTTAAGCATAAAACCTTGTTCAGTCTCTACCCAAACGCAATGTCCTACTTCCTTCTCCAATCCTAGAGCTTCTAAGATTTGTTTTGGGACATATACACGTTCGTATTGGTCTATACGCTTAACAGTTCCTATTTGATTCATTTTATTTTCACCTGTTTTCCTTTCTTTTCCTCTACTTTCTTAACAGTGATATCTAATACACCATTAGTGAAAGTGGCAACAGCACTATTTTCATCTACTGTTGGTTTAAATCTACGAGTATAGTTATAATTTCTACCCTTTTCGTTTTGAGCAGTTACTTTAATAGAATGTTCTTCTATTGTTATATCTATATCCTTCTTTTGAACACCCGGCATATCGATAGTAAAGACTATATCTTTATCTCTATCTTCATATGACATAGCGTTGTTCTTTTTAACTTTAGAGGGCATCTCTACCCAATCATTCATCTGGCTTACCGGCATAGATATGCTTAACATATCCATCCAAGCATCTAATAACTCGCTAAACGTATCGTCAAGGTTGTTATTTCTTCTGTTGTCTCTTTTTTTCCACATTTTTTCTCTCCTGATACGATGGGTGCAATCTCATAAGATTGGCCTCATCTTCCCACCACTCTGGATGTATCTCCTTATTTGGTGGGTTCATATGATGTGCTGGGACTCTACGCCCCAAATTTCCTTTACTTCTACCCATACATTCCACTCCAATTCGACTCAGTGACTTTGTCGCCGACCTTATCTTTATTCATTTCCTTTTCCATACGCCCCGCAACCTCAACTTTGGCTATCATTAGCTCAAGGAACTTGACGTATGCTAAGATAGTTATCTCTTCAGTTTTGTTTAACTTATATGTCTCAGACACTTCTTTTAAACCACTTGCGACACTATCTATACGTATGGTTTCGAATATATCAATCCATTTCTGCCATTTGCGTTTGTCGGTTATGTTAAATAATTCTTTAACATCAATCATTTCGTTATCTGAATCAATTAACTCAACAAACTCTTTTAGCATATTCTATCCATTCTGTATGCTCTTATATGTTGAGGATGCTGAGATGTAAACTGTTTTAAGTTATATCTGTTGTCATATCCTACAACAAGCATATTTCCATCTTTACTCACAACTATATCTTCTGGAAGTATAGAACGTGGAGAGTGATGGTCTCTCTCATGTTTCCAACCACTAAACTTATATTCAGTCCTGTTAGCTGGATTGTAATTTATAACCACTTGTTTGTGATTTCCTGTTTTTTGGTAGTGCATAACTGCTTCTACCAACTGATTTGCTGTTCTGCTTTTCATTTTATCACCTTGTTAATGTCATAGCGAGAGGGTATATAAAGCTTTCGGTTACTCACCGAGATTCTCCTGAAACTCAGCTTCCATACACTCATCACATACGTGCCATTCACCTATCGGATAGGTTTGCTGTCCATACCTAAGTTTCTCAGGCATCATTTCGTGACAATTATGGCAAGTATACATACGAGTTCCGTCGTTATTCATAAGTGTTCCTCAAATAGTGGTATCATTTCCCATCTTAATGGGGTTGATAGTTTTTTTAATTCGAAGGCATTAGCATGAAACCATTTCCAATTTATGCTTTTTCCATCCTTCTTTTTGTAAAGGTAATCAGCCTGTTCAGGCGTTATAGCAAAGACGCGTTTATTTCTCGGTTCGTCACGTCTTATAAGTATAAATGCTAACGCCCCATGTTGTTGTGCTTGTCGCGCCATTTTAATTTGGTGTGTAGGTATAGACCGAGTAGCACCATAATATAAAGGAAAAGAAGTAAGATTACGTGTGGTTTTACACTCGATAAGAACAGGCCGACTACGATACACAGCCATAAAATCAGCGGGTTGCTTTTCTGCGACTGCCCGTTTGACATATCTACTGACGTCATTAGTATCCTGTATACGGAACCACCAACAATCACATGCCTTTAGGCTCCTCCTTATCTCATTCTCGAAGTTCTTTCCTGTATTCTTAGCCATGCCATGCCACTCATATAGCTCTATTAAAGCTATATATCTATATAGAGCATGGTTCTATATAAAGCTTTCGGTAATATATATATTAAGCTATCTTAATAGAGCCTTATTAAATACCAATAGAGCTTTATATAATATATATATGCTTAGTAGTAGCTCAGTCATAGAAAGGGTCGTTTACAAACTCCTCTAATGACATAAAGCCATGACGTCTACCATAATGTAGGTCATATCTACACTTCTTACAGTATATTCTCTCTTTGTTGCGTGTGTTTTTACCACAGTTATAACATTTATTACCCCTGTGGTCGGGTATGACTGTATCAGTCTTTTTGAATCCTCTTCTACCATTAACTTTCATATAACTTTTTGTATTCAGGATATTTATTCCAATATTTATCAGGTTTATCTCCCGTGACTTGATTTAAACAATGTTTACAGTTAACATACTTAAGGCTTTTCATACCTGACCTTATATGCCTACCTTTCAAAGGTCTACCACACCATGTTGTTTTCAATTCAGGATTGATATAATGTTTTTTTCTCATTTATAATTAAAGCTTAATCCTAATACTTCTCGTATTGTTTGTTTAATATTATACCAACTCACGGCCATACCACCCATAAACCAACTACAACACAAGCCATTATACTCACGACAGTAGTCATAAAGAAAGAAGTTATATTAGTAAGTTCCATCTGCATCATCCTATTATTTACGTCACTCCATACTTCAAGTTCATTATCAATGTAAAAACTCTCAGGTTTATGGAAAGCATGTGGTTTTCCTAAGTCATGATATGTAGGGTGTCTTATCTTTTCTTTTAATGATTCTATCTCTAATAATGCATTATGTAGAGCAATCTTTGGTGCATTTTCTTTTTGTATTTCTCGTATAAGTATATTCTCAAGCTCTTCTTTACTGACTTTAGTCATCCCACTCGACTTGGGCTTTGAGCTTTTCGATTTCTTTACGCTTTTTATCTTTTTTGGCATCTCTTATGTTCTCCAAACAAGCGAAACAAGTGCTATCATACAGAATGTGCTGACTAAGGCGAATCCTATCACTACATATTTTACAGTATTTGACATTATATAAACTCCAATCACCACTCATCTAATCTCTTCTATACCATCCCACTTAATGTGGTCCTGATTCTCTATTTCATCTACTATTAATCTAATAGTTTCTTTAAGAGATTCATTATCAGTATACTGCCCAACCACATCCCATACTTCTGTCATCATATCATAAGCATAGGTTTCAGGTAACCATTGGCACATAACTCTAACTATCTCTTCTATCTCGTTCTTAGTCGCTACCACGTTTATACCATCCCATATCAACTACATCATCTACCCATAAATCCTGTTCCTTTAAAGGCATCTGACATTCTATTATACAAGCTATATTATCAATATAGTCTTTCAATAGTTCATTCTCAGCTTCCAGCTTCTTTATTCGTGTAGCTAAACTACTTCTATCTCTTTTCATTGTTTCACTTCCATTCTACTATTACATTTAGGGCATTTATATACATATAATCCTCCGCCCATATATAACTCTTCTCTTTCAATATTACACCAAGTGCAAATATCCATCTAAATACCCCATATTGCTAAGGCAATAAATATCTGGAGATATCCAAAACAAAACTCTTCATATGTTACTCTCCAACTTATGCCCATATAAACATCCACATCCATATCATTGCGAAGAAAGCTATAAGGATATACCACATAGCTTCATTCATACGTGTAGGATAATCCCACACATCTCTAATTTTCATCATAATAACCTATGCCTAATTCTTCCTCAGCCATCTCTATGGCTTTTTCCCATAAATAATCACTCGTTTCTAAAAGCTCACGAGCCAACTCTATAACTTTTGTGTTCATAATATCCAATATCCTACCACAAGCCCAATACAAAATCCGAATAACATACCGGTTACAAGCATAACTGAATCAGATGATATCATATCGTCTCTATTACTCATAGTAACCTCTGATAGCATACATAGCAATAGGTATTCCCAGCAGTATCTTTATACTTAGCATATGCTAATGCTAATGTGCATCCGCAAGTGTTACATCTCGTTTGGGGTATCATTTTTTCTTTCTCACTACCTTTACAGGTTTTCTCTCTATAATCCTATTGAAGTCTACAAAAGACCCGCCTTTCTCAGCAGATTTAGGCAATTCATAGGACTCATAAGGCTGTTTAGCCAACGACTTCTTTTTCATCATCATAATAACTGCACCATCCTATTTAAAGGTTTCGGTCATGGTAGTCGTATAGAGAGACTTCCCCTAAACAAAGCAGAGGTTCTCATATACGATGTTCAGATAACTACTCATCTGAAGCGCATACATTATCTGATTCTTCTAATTCCATCAAATAACGGTAGGATTCTCGCTTTACGCAAAGGTAGTGCATAATGATTAGCTATATATCTGTTCAGGAACTATCGCAACGACTGTTCTGCTACAAAGATATATCTCCTAAGCTTGGTTCAGTTTAAAGGAGGAACCATATACCCTCCTTCCTACTAAGAATAGTGTTCCGGTCTAAGCTATATGTTCATGTTCATTATATCCTTATAGTGGACAGTGAAATTCCATGACTCAGGGATAGCGCATAACCTACTTTAGGTATAAAATACTCCATCGGTTATTCCTCACCAGCAAACACATATCTATAACGACAGTTTTCCAGAGATGTGTATTCGATTTTGGTATTACTACGAAGTTCGAATGTATATCTCACCTGTTTGGGATATAGCCCAAGTCCTACTACTTACATATACGCGTGACATTGTCTCGATAGCGGTAAGCGTGGCCTTTCTATATCTCAGTCAGTTATAGTCCTATATCAACAACCATACTCCTTCTCCTTGTTTATCACCCATATTTTTAAAGGGATTATCCCTTGAGCTTACTCCTTGAGATTTCCGTAGCTTTACAGGGTTGATATAAGTTCTCTCTGTGACTTTAGGGGCGAATGTTCAAGTCTATACGACTATTTATGGGGATAAGAGCAGGTAAAGAGGTAAACAATGAGTCAATTAAAAAATTGGGTTCCTACTCCTATCCTATCCACTTAGCGTAAAGAGGCAATAGCCTTTTGCATAGCTTTAGTAATCACCTCTTTATCTCTTTTCTTACCATCAGTAGTATATCTATTCAGGCCATATTCGTCTATCACTCCCTTTATCTGGACAGCGGTGGGGCGAACGGTTTTATATTTCTTCTGACATAATTTTCGTATCAACCACATACGACTAATCTTAGTCTTACCTTTTAAGGTTGCTTTTGCATTATTCTTTATCGTTACCATATCAATCATATCCTAAGTTAAAGTAAGCACCGTCAGGGATAGCCCAATTAGGTTCCCATTCATGCACATCTTTTACTATACTTCCATAGTTATCTTTAAAGATATATTCTAAGGTTTCTACTAAATAATCATGGTCCATTTCTTCTAATGGTATATCTAAGTTAGAACACCATAGTAATTCAGTAGTGATATTATCATTTACTATATTTTCCCATCTAAGAAAATACATACATCCTACGTTTCCATCTAAGTGTAGTCCATTCATATCTTTACCACCTTACGGATAATCTTTGATAGTTCGTCACCGAGTTTATCTGTATTATCTACATATACCCAATTATCAAACATATCCTTCATCATCCATTCGTAAGCACCACTAAATCCAACTTGGATAACACTCCAACCTTGTTGCTCTATATGCTTAACACATTTCTTAGTATGGTCTTTAGCACCGTGACCTCTATATCCGTCAGCAGATGGCGCACCATCTGACATTACAATCATAAGCTTATGGGCATTGTTATCAGATTCACTTTTAACTTTATCCGCACTTGCTACTATGGCATTACCATCACGGTTTTCATACCTTGCTTTCATACCACCCATAGCCATAGGTCTATCTTTCATAGTAGGAGACCAATATTCAATCATATCAGTTTGACCTTTAACAGTTTCATCAGCACTATGTCCGTATACCCATAGGTTTATCTTTTCATTATCAGCTAATGCTTCTTTAACAGCGATAGCACCCATACGCGCATCTCTCATAGTGTAACTACCCATACTACCGGACTCATCTACAAGTATACATATATCCAATGGTTTATCTTCCTGAATTACAGTAGCTCTAAAAATATCAGTCATACCCATAGGTATCTTATGTAGCTGACGCTTATCTAATATACCTCTCTTTTGGTTGTATATATGGTGTTTTTGTAAATTTCCATAGAGTTGTATTTTCTTTTTTAATTTAGAAATTTGACCTTTCATAAGTCTTTTTTCAGTCTTATATCTATCTCTGTCATATTCTGAAGGCATAGCTTTTTGCCATGCTATATCTCTTTGTCCTGAAGAAATAGCTATCTCTCTTCCTATCTTTGTTTCATAGTAGTCACTATCTGCTAATTCTTTTATCTCTTTACGGAGAGCTTCATCAATAGTTTCAGCTTTATAATCAGATAACGCTTCAACGGCTTTCTTCATAGCCTTATCCCATACAGTAGAAACACTATCAGATGGGTCCATCCTACTTAGTAGTCTTTTTAGTATATCTTTAGCTAATCCTTCTTTTATCTCCTTTTTCATAGCATCATCTATACCTTCCATATCACCAAACTCTTCACCATATCTTTTCTCTGCCATCTTTTCTGCACGTTCAGCCATATCTTTAGAAAGTTTATCTTTATCTTTTTCAGCCATCTTTTCTGCAATAGCTAACATATATCTAAATATAGTTTCTATACAAACATATGTAGCCTCACGGCTGTCTATACCTTTCCTAATGGCACTCATCATCACTCGGATGTGGGGCGCATGGCGTTTACGCCTATCTAAATCTATCTCAGATGGGTATCTAACTAACATAAGGAAAGTATTTAGTATATCACTAAACTCATTAGTATCACTATTAATAGCATCGGCTTGAGAATCAAAGTAATGTTTCTTACAAGCTTCGATATAATGAACATACCCAGCACATGTCTTATGTAACTGACGTTCTATATACTCATCTTCTACAATATTAGCGATAGAATGTAATAATTCTCTACTACCTTGAGTTTTACATAACTCATATCTCTTATCACTTTGCCATCTCATTAATGGTTTACTATGAATAACGTGTAGCTTTTCGTGTATAGCCAATCCTGATAATACGTCTAACTTATCATCGTTATCTTTGATAAGACTACCATCAACAACAATATGACCACGATTCATATCAGTATGACCACTTGTATGGTCGGATGCAAAATCAAGGGTATGAGAAACATTAGGGTCAGTAACTTTACATAAACTATCAATATGAGTTTTATGTTTAAGCATACGAGATGCGTTGTTATGGGTATAACTACTGCCACCCCATGACCACATACTCGACATGGTAGAACCACCGTGACTTGATTGCCACCATGAAGTGCCACCACCCCAAGTATAACCACTACCACGATTCCATACGTCTAAGTCAGAATCTAATTCTATCTCATAAGAATCTTCATCATCTTCAGGAAACATACCTTTAGGTGCGTATTCTATTTCTTTATCGTCTCTATCCATGTTTCTATCTTTGTTATTTCATCTTCTAATTCTGCTGTTAGTTTATACTCAAAGCACTTTAGACTTCTCTTATGACTACCAACGGAACATTTATAGATAAACATATCTTCACCTGTAACCATATCTTTAGCTTGTTCTACCATATCTCTAATAGATATAAGGTTAGACGGTAATACTTCTGTTATTGCCCCTTCGGATGTAAGTCTACGTTTGTAAGCACCAATGTGCCTACCTGTAACTTCAGCCTGTGGAAATATCTCTTTTATTACCTTAGCTGTTTGAGCTGGTTTAAATCCATACTCAATACATATCCTTGCTACATTATGCCAATATATGTCTTTCTTTCTACTTTTAGCCATTTACTCTCCCATAGCTTGTATAGTTTGTATCACTCTTACTCTTTCAGTATCATCACCAGCAGTAATAGGATAGAAAGGTAAGCATGTCATCTTCAATGCTTCTAACAAATCCATTCCGTCTACTACTAATTCTGACGCAGTTAGACACATACGGGTAGACACAGAAGTATTAAGTTCATCTGCCTTATACAATGCTCTTACTCTTTCAGCAAAGTCAGTTATATGTTCAGCATCTTTATCTTTAAGGTTAGGGTTCCTTATCATAAGTAGTGATTTTTCCTTATTCTTAGGTAGATATTCTAATTCATATATACCACCGGTGAATCTATCTTTCCATGCTCTATCTAAGTCATGAGAAGCACCGAGATATTCTCTACCAATATTAGCAGTAGCAAAGAAAAATGCGCCATCGTCTATCTTTACCACGTCAGCATCTTCACTTTCATCTAAGGCTAAGTATCTCTGTCCATCTAAGACAGGCATAAGGATATTAGCTAAGTCACCGGTTCTATCTCTCGTAACTTCATCTAACATTATAAATGAACCACGTTCATCTTTTAGTGCAGATACGAATCGAGATGGCTTAAACCATGTGCCTTTCTCTTTATCAAACTTAGTGTCACCAAGTAGCTTAGCACTTGGGTTCATTGTATCTCCAAAGTTAAACGCATGGAATGGCTTATCAGTAATCTCAGCAAGTATTTTACCTAAACTACTCTTACCACAACCTGATGGTCCTGTTACTAATATAGATTTACCTCTATATATATTTCTAAGCATAGAATAGAAAGTAGTATCATCCGTAAACTTAAACTCTTCCGGTATGTCTACACTACCCTTTAACTTAGATATAACCGTTGGAATATGAACTACGGGTTCATCTTCTACGATTGGCTCAGCATGGGAGTCATCCTCTCTTTCGCCTGACTCAAGTATAGATATTTCCTCATCGGTCATATCTCTATCTTCGTCTCGACTTATATCGAACATCTCCTCTAATGGTGTCTTTTCACTCATTGTTGTTTATTCCTTTCGGTAATCCTAAATGGTCGGAGGGGTATTTAAAGCTTTCCTCGACCTCTATACTACTATTGTAGTCAGTAATAAATAATATATCTTTATATGAGTATACTCCTATGGGAGTCTCATATCTAAATATATTCAGCATCCATCTACTCAGCGACATTTGTCCTATCTATATGTGTGTGGTGGGGTGAACGGTATACAAAATCTACTATAATACCACGAACTAATAAATGTTGGTTAGTGAGAGACATATGAGACCTCACTAACCTTATCATTCCAACAGGCACGGCAACTACCACAAACATTACCTTGCTTAGAAGCAGGACATATGACTCCATCAGCCATATCCAATTTGTCCTTATTCCATACTGTTGAAATATGCGTATATCCGCTAAATCCTTTATCTACTGTTGGCGCACTAACTCTTATAATTAAGTTAGGGGCAACATCTATATCAAAATCTTTAACTAATTTATATTCTTTTGTTGGTAACCAAAAACGTATATGGGGTGAAGCCCATGCTACTACATTTATATCATTAAGCATATCTACTCCCTGTATGTCTCCAGAATCAAACCATCTGAATACTTGGTTATCTACTATATGTTTCTTATTGTGCATGATGTATATCATAGCATCTTTCCACTTGTCCCTATTACTATTCCATGCATCGAACCTACGTTCTAAAGCGTCTTGAACATTATTAAACATATATCTTCCCTTAAGCGCATAACAGTTGTAGCAAACACTACCTTTAACTTTGGCTAATTTACTACCTGTATTACATCTCTTAGCAGAGATAGACCAAGCGTATGATGGCATCTTACTTGGCGCTGACAATCCTCCTACTGCTAATTCAGCTTCCTTTATACTATTAAAATTATATGTTAACATTATTCCTCACAGCTACTACAAGTAAATTCTTCTATACCATCAGTATGTCCATAAGTAAGTATAACTTCATAATCACACTCTATACCACAAAGTTTACATTCCATATTTAGTTACCTCTCTTACGTCTAATCATAGCCCTGTCTATTCTACTCTTATCATATCCATAAGTTCGTTTACCTGTTATACCTCCAGAAGTTCCTTTAACTTGATACTTCTTTAGGACATTTATAAACGTAGTTTGGTCATGTTCTTCCATATACTGAAAGGTAAACATTATCTCTTTAATCTGTTGCGCAATAGCATATGGATGTTTCTCTGTTTCAGGCCATATCCTTAATACTATATCTTCCATATTCTTATAGATAGGGTCATCCATACCTCTAACATGAATTAAGGGTATCTCTGACTTAGCTCGGATAAAGTGTTGCACATCTTCTATCGTTACTTCATTCATAGGTCTACCCCTGATAATACTTGCTCACGGATAGAGTCACTATGGTCCTTATACTCTTCATATGGTGACTTATACGGTAGTGGTGCTACTGAGAAGTATAGCTCAGTTTTAGCTATACGTCTTTCCCTTGCACGGGTATCTATCTTTCTTACTACGTTAGACGTAGATGCCATTATCTCTTTTATCTGAGATGCTGACAGGCTTCCTATCATTTCTTCTATATCTTTAATTGTGGTCATTGTTATACCTTAGTCCCTTTGGCAGGGGCTAAATCTACATGGGGGACAGGGTATTTAAAGGTTGGGGTCAAATCGGGGGTAGCTATATCTATACTATATATATTACTATATATTATATATATTAGCTATATAGAGCATATATAGCTTAGTTAAGGCATTAATAGAGAGATAAGTAGAGCCTATTAGCCTTATAGAGCCTTTATAGCTTAATTAGCTTAGTAGGAGTGTGCCCAAGCATATACACGGCTCTACTCAGCACTATGGCTCTACTTAGCACCCTTCCTATGCTTAATGGAGCCATATGGCTCTACTCAGCTACAGAGGGAGATAAAATAGAGCCTCAAATACTAGTAGACGCTCAGTATATGTCTAATCATGGCTTAATTAAGCATAGACGAAAGCTTTATATAGGGCTCTATATCTCAGCGGGGCGGGCGGCATTAATCTACGTTTAAGCCGTGCACCCCGCAAACTATATATAGGGGTCTCTTTAAAAAAAATACTAGGGTGGGCTTGGCCCCCATTCCAACCGTTTCCAGTGACGAGAGGGGGCGCGCAAATCAGAGGGCGAACTTGCTACATAATTTAGAAACTTGAGAACTTAGTATAATGAAGTCAGGGAATGTGATACAAAGTTATCGAGTGAATAGTTTGAGAGAAAGATATTTAACTGGCCAGAGTTTTAAGATTACCTCTTAAACAAGTGACTATCCTACTGAGTGAACTGCTCCATCAATTTGACTAATATTCTACCGTTCAATTTATTCCAGTGATTGTTCAAAGTTGCGACTGATAGCTCAAGCCCGTTAAGGCACGTGCTTTAACTGTAATATACCAGTAGAGGGGCCCTATTTAAAGGTTACCCCAAAACCAGATTAGAGGAGGGTTTTAACCCTCCAATCCTGCTATAGCTTCCTTGAGCTGGTCAAGGCTTAGCTTACCTGCTTTTACTGCGTTCATTAATGACTCAGGGGAGGCACTTATTCGAGCAGAAGCAGTTTTTCTTTCAGCTTGAAGCTCACACACACGAGCGCCGATTAACTCGGCAGTCGATGCGCCTACTTCAGCGCTAAAAACATCCCTCATAGCTTTAAGGGTATCATATTTTAGTCCTTGTGGTAATCTTCCACCGTCTCCGGCAGTAAATCCCAAAAGGCTTAATAGGCTTACTACCAATCCCTCAGAACGAGGGGCTGACAAATAATCCATAGCTGTGCTTTTTTGGTTTTCTGTTGTTTTAGGCATTGTTTATCTCCTATTTATTACCTCCCTAAATTGCTGTCGGGAGGGGTATAACTACATGGTAGTAGGGGTATATAAAGCTTTGGGTCCTTTATATACTCGGTTCTATATCATCATATTTATATGACTCGATTCTCAGTGTCCGCCTGCCCCGCTATTTTTGCGGGGTCAGTGGCGTTCAGTTCGGAGCGAGCTACTCAGTGAGTAGATGGGCGTCCCACTTTCTCGCTCCTCTTCAAAACGATTTTTTCCATCATAAGGTGAGCAGTTTGGTGACATGCTCAGGTCGGAGGCACTCAACACAGACGCGGTTAAGCGTAACCTATCTTCCTCATTTTTACTTCATCATCAATGAAGACTTCTGGATTAGATAGTTTTAATTCAGTTTCAATTTGAGACATCATGCCTTCCTTGAAACATCCTAAGTCTATTTCTGCTTTCCAGCTACCTTTCTTTCCGTAAACGGAGTCACCTATTTCTATAAAGTAGTCCTTATAGGATGGTGTCATATGGTTTCGGTATGGTTTACCATATGTGCGTCGGGCTGATAGATTATACGCATCTCTTAGATAAGTGTGCGTTGTCCATCTCCTCATTCTGGCTAACATTGATTCTTTTCTGTAACTCATGTTTTTCCTCTATACCTACAGGAGGGAGTGCCTATTTAAGGCTTTCCCTCTTCATTGGTTTTGCGACCTTTTGGTCTAGTCCTTCATCTCTGGCCCAAATAGCTTCACCCATTGGGGTCATTGATTGAAAGGGTCTGACGCGGGTGCGTCCGCTGACACGGCGGAACCTGTTAGAGTTGCGCCTTATGTTCTTGAATTGACTCATAATATCACAGGGGGGAGCCCCTATATAAGCTTTATCCTCAGCGGGGCAGGCGGCGATGGACTTTACCACGCCGCAAACCCCGCAGAAGGGGGTATATATACCTTACGCTGGCCTAAGAGCGCCACATTAATGACTGAGCTTAGACCTTGAACGTAAGGTGTGAGGGAGGATTCTGGGTTAACCTCCAAAGACCACCGGCCCAAATACCTAAGTATTGTCCGCGCTTACCATCCACATATAAGTCAGACACTTGTCCGTTCCTATATGCTTTTGTGCCTTACTCCCTTTGGGAAGGAGTTATTCGGCCACTCACGATAACAGGGAGCTACCCCGTTAAATATAACATAGCATGGTGCTATATAAGCTTATGGGTGCGTATGAACTGTGACCTAATTAAAGGCCACAGGCTTCTAAGAATTTTTCACTATCGAATCTTTCATTATCGAAAAGGAAAAGCTCACAAAATTCTTCTGCAAGTTTTGCTTGACTTGCTGTTGAAATTCCATGTTTGCATTTCTTTAAGATGTTGGCGATTGCGATATAGTCTTTTCGACTCATAGGTCTACCTCCAATATTATTTCCATTGCATTAGCTATAACTTGGCTGGAATATTCCTTGTCATAGGCGTCAACTTCGTAAAGAAGTTCTGTTATTGCTTCAAGTCCGTTTAGTATTTCGCTTGTTCTCATTGTTTTACCTCTGGTTTACTCATACAGTGTGCCTATATAAAGGCTTGCATAAGCTTTATATACCCTCCTCTCCAGCGCCATAATCGGCGCCACATGGTGGGCAGTATCGCCATTCTATAAGAACGGCTCCGCATTGCGGGCAATCTTCCTCATTATAGTGTGATATACTCATTTAATCACCGTTGTGTTTTGCTTCTATGTGGGCCTCAATTTGTGCCTCAATCATCTCATCGAGCTCATCAAGATACTCAATGTATTTTTTCATGTTCTCTGGTGTCAACCAGTTTTCGCTGTTTGGTTCTTTTATTGCCATGTTTTTTTACCTCATTTATTCAGGGTGTCTCAGTCACCCCACTATAGTTGAGGGGTGACCGGCGATAGCCTTATATACCCCTTCCGCTGTCGAAGGGGGTATATATAGTTAACGGCTACCCATTGCTGTTACACCCTCTCCGTGATGCCATTCGAAATCATTTTCATATTCTTCTAATAATTCTTCATAGAAGTATGGTTTTTCTATTATTCTTTCGAAATCATTATCATTTCCATACATATATAGATACCAGCTAATAAATCCTACCATAGCATCACTTATGAAGTATTTTTTGCTACTTGCAAACATACATGCTTTACCATTTATGTTTGCGTCTATTAGCTCGTCTAAGTTCTTATATCTGCTCATGCGTGATACTCCTGAAAATGGTTCCAGCATAGCTGTGCATTTAGTAAGTAGTAGGTCACAGTGTGACCATCTACATTTTCATTTAAGTTTGCACACTCGGTGCACTCAAATAATGGCTGTCCATATTTGGACTTCTTACCTGTTGGTTTCATGTCGTATTTACTCATTTTTTGACTCCTTTATTTCTTTTCCAATTTCTTCAACTTCTTTCAAAACGTATTTTGCAAAGTTATTCCACTCTGTTTTACTCTCGCACTCTGAAGCAAGTTCAGCCCATGCGTTCATGGTTGCGCAAAGGTGCATGAAGCCCATAGCTTCTGCTCCTCTTTGCTCAAAGCTTAATGGCTCTGCTTTTCTGGCTCTTTCAAGGTATGTTCGTATTCGTTGCATTTTTGTTCCTCTGATATAGTATAGGGGAGCTAACTTATACCACTTTCGGTCATATCTAAGCACGAAACCTATTTTTCTAAAAGGGGGTATATAAAGGAAAAAATCCCGCTCACTGTTTTAGGCTACCCTAAATTTTCTAGAAGGGGGTATATAAAGGATTCAGAAGAGATAGAAGGGGGTATATAAAGGACCGAAAGCCTTATATACCCTAATTCAGCGGGGTAGGCGGCGCGTTAAACACTGGCGCCGTGCGCCCCGCAAGGCTTATATACCCCTTCCGCTGTCGAAGGGGGTATATATACTTATGGGCTGTGAGGGTCATTCTGCTCATTTAACAAAACTGCTAAACGAGCTTCAACCAATACCTCATCATAATAAGCTAAATCATCAGGATGTCCTGAATGATTTTTTTCTAAGAAATGTCTTAGAGCTTGAATGCCTGTTATTACTTCACTTCTTAACATTATTCGTTTACCTCCTGATAGCAGTCATAACACATTTCTGTGTTGTGGCTGTAGTGAGATGCTTCTGTTATCATCTCGTTGTCTGCGCACACTTCGCAAAGTGTATCTGGCTGGCCTTCTTCCCAACCAATTTTAATTAGTTGGGAGTCTGTTAGATTTGTTATATTTTTCATATTTAGTCCCTCATTAAGTCACCGCTGATGGTGTCAGCTATTCGCTGTGCACAGTTGTCACAGGTTAGCTCGTCTCGTGTTGCCCAATTATAAGAGCTTGCTGGCGATGTGGATAATAGGATTTTTCCACAGTTTCCGTTGCATGGTATTTGATACATGTTTTTCCTCTGTATAACCCATACGGTATGCCTATATAAAGACTACGCAAAGCCTTATATACCCCAATATAGGATTTAGGCTACCCTAAATTTGGCCGAAAGCCTTATATACCCTCTTTTAGAATTTAGGGCGCCCTAAATTTTGGAAGCGAAAAATCGTATTCAGCGGGGTAGGCGGCGCTGTCTTAGTGTCTGCGCCGTGCGCCCCGCAAGGCTTATATACCCCTTCCGCTGTCGAAGGGGGTATATATAGTTAACGCTCTTCTTTGAATACCCTGTCAAGCTCCTTGATTCTTTGAAGGACTTCTTTAGCCCATTCATTTTCTTGTCTTTTTCCCTGACACCATTCTGTATCAGCCCAATAGCTGACCATACCCTTAAGGGTGCCAAGCGCCCAAGATTCGGCGCTGTATTGTTCAAAGCTCATTGACTCAGCTTCGTTTGCTCTCTTTAAAGTTCTTCTTATTATGTCCATATTTTTAATCCCCGCTTATTAAATCTTCTTGTGTAGATGTTAATTTTTTTGCTTGCTTTTTTTCCATGTGTTTTTCTGAGTAGTAGTTCATGTTTTTCCTCTGGTATACCTATACGGTGTGCCTATATAAAGACTACGCAAAGCCTTATATACCCCCTTTCAGCGGGGAGACCGGCGCGGTTAAACACTGGCGCCGTGCGCCCCGCACCCATACCTATATATACCCCTCCCTCTGGGGAAGGGGCTATATAAGGGCTTGTGTGGTGGGGTGCTAGGCGATACCTTTATATATAGGGGGGGTATTACTTACCCCATATCATGCCCCCTATCTTATACTCATAGTTACTGTTGTGCTCATGCACCTCCTCATATGAGGGCCTCTTACTCCTATCACTTAAGCACTTATCCATACATATAAAGAAGGGGTCCTTCTCTTGTGTATACATATTAATAGGGTCACTGTATCTCTTACCACATAGGCATACCATTTGTCCCATTTATGCCCCCCCTATACGTGCCATATTCATGGCGCGCATAGCCTTTAGTTTATTGAGCATGGCCTTAGCCATGTCGGTTCTGTTGTCTGTTGTCATGTTTGTATTACCTCTACTATACACATACAGTGTGCCTATATAAGCATTTGCTTTTTCATTCTCATAGCGTAAGCCTTATATACCCCTTGCTATGTGAACATGTCTCATAGCGGGGAGGGTGGCGTAATTAAACATGTAGCCACTAACCCCGCAATAGATACTTTGTTGCTACATACCCCCCCGTCTAAACGAAATAAAGATTATGTCTCGTCCTTAGAGGTAGGGGTCTGAACAAATCGAGGAATTTTTGAAAGTCACTTTTGGGGGAGCATAATAGATATAGTGTGAAATACCAGTAGAGCTTTTCTTAATAGAGCTTAATATATAATATATAGCTATTAGGGCTCTACATGGCAAACAGTGGTACTTTCAAACACACCGTAAACCTTATATAGACACTCCTTCTTGGTATAGTATGACAACTCAAAAGCAAAAGATAACAAAAGCTTGTGACGACATTAAGGCTCTATTAGTCTCGAAGAACGAGAACTATGGAGATAGTGCATTGAAGCCCTTGGGGATATTCTCTAAGCTCAATTCGGCTGAGGCTATCAAAGCTCGAATTGATGATAAGTTGAGCCGTATAAACAACATTGGGCTCAATGATGTTACTGAAGATACACTAGATGACTTAATTGGATATCTCCTATTGCTAAAAATAGCTAACGGGGAGCAAAATGGAGCCAATAGTGCTTCTATAACTATAAATTTGGAGCAACCGATAGCATGAATGAAGCAGAAATAGAAAAACTAAGAGAATCTCTAAGAGATAGCCCCGCGGCGACGCTTTGCGTCGATAGCGAACCTTCTAAAGAGGGTAGAAAGTACACCGCTTGGATAGAATCGGAGGAAGAATGAGCGAAAAGAAGTGGGAACCCAGTTTTATGCGGTTGTCTCCGTCCAAAATTAACACTTACATGAAGTGTCCTCGCGAATTTTACTACAAATACATAGCAAAAATACCAGAAAAGAAGACAATTCACCTATTTAGAGGTACTTTGGTACACGCTGTGCTCGAAGATTTGTTTAAAAAACAGTTTAAATCGTTTAAACAGTGGGAAGACGGCTCTCCAGCGGCTTGGATGCAAGAACAATTCGAAACTAGGTGGAAAAAAGACATAGATTCTAAGTTTTGGCTGCGAGAATTGCATTCTGACGAAGAAATGGACGCTATGAAGGTCGAAACAGAGGCATTATTACAGAATTTTGTTGCTTCTGTCGATAAAAAGCTTAATGAAATGGTAGAATGGAAAATTTATAAGTCAAAATACCAAGCTTGGAACTCTGTAGCCCCAAAATATGCTGAAAAATGGGTAAAATCCAACGATTATGCCATAATTGGGATAGTGGATGCTGTCTGTAATGACTTTGACGGCGGTACAACCCTATTAGATTATAAAACATCTAAGCGTTATGGACCTTACTTACCTGAAGATTACTACAGACAGCTAATCATTTACGCATTTTTGTACACATTAGAGATGGGTGACATGCCTAATTTTGTTGGTGTTAACTATTTACGTTTCGACGATACCTTCTATGTTAAGGTAAACCAAGGTGTTTTAGACGAAGCTAAGGAAATTATCATGTTTGTACACGATTGTTTAAAGGAAAAGATGGAAATTGAGGAAAATTACGAGCAAAAACCTCAAAATCTCTGTAAATGGTGTTCTTTTCACACATCTAATGGTGGAACGTGTGATGCGGAGATACCAAAATGGAAACCTAAGAATAAAAGTACAAAAAAGAAGTATGCAAAGGCCGAAAACGTAGTTTTTACTGATTCTGATGTGGAATTAGGGCTTTCTTCTATGGAAGAAAGTGGTGAAGGGGAGAAAAATACCGTTTGGGATGACTAATAGAGAGAAAGCTTTATATACTACCGTGTTCTAAAATATAATTAATGGCGCGCGACGATTATGGAGCCATTAACGTGATTTCTGAAGAAGAACGTGAAATCCTAGGCATAGGAGGCTCCAAAAGACCTGATGATGAAGAGGAGAAGCTCTTCGAAACTATTGGCAAAGCAGCTGATAAGATAGGAGAAACTCAAGTCGGTAAGAAAATAGGTACAATTTTAACCGTTGTGTTGCTCGCGCTCTTGAGTGGGGGGGCTAATATGTCCATCATACACGATTTTTTGAATGGTGAAGAAGATATTGGCCCCATCGGGGGCTGTTTAGAGGAAAATGCAACTAATTATAACCCAAAAGCTACTTTTGACGACGGAAGTTGTAATTTTGTAGTGATAGTTTATGGTTGTACTGACCCTGAAGCGGTTAATTATGACCCTCAAGCTACTCATGACAATGGAAGGTGTAATATCCTTAATCAGGGCGGAAATAACACCGATAACAACACAAATACTAACGAAACTGTGTATGGTTGTATGGATATAGACGCTAACAACTATAATGATAAAGCAGAAGAAGACGATGGTTCTTGCGACTATGAGAATGAGGAAAACCACTGTAATCACACAGATATGTATGCTTGGGATGGATTATCTCATGGAAATGTATCTAGACCATCAGTTAATGTTATAGACTTCTATATGGACTTTGATACCAATTGTGATGATATGGAAGACCCTTTACCTATAATGGTATATTATGATTTAGTACATGTTATGGTTGAAGAAGATGAGAATGGTAATAAATCCTTATCTTACGACAATTATGTATATACTCAAGTGTTCTTTAATATTTCAGGATGGTCTGAAGATGAACATTGGTTTGATTATGAAGAATTATATGGTGTTGGGTTAGAAGAAGATTTTAATGACATTTATGAAGGTTACTGGTTCTATTATACGTCTTATTATGCAGATTATAATGGAGATGGTGACTATTACGGATATGAAGATAGTGAAGGAAACTTTGTAGAAGAATATGTAGGTTATTCCACTAATTGGGGTGACGGAGACATAGAAGAAATAGGATGGAGGATTGAAGTATAATGTGTTGTATAGATTGTGAGTGTTGTGAAAAATGCGATTGCTCATGCTGTAAGGAGGAGGAATGAAAGCAAAGCAAATGCTTTCACTTACAAATATGTTAGAAAAAATTATATCCGATATGGATGATTTGAAACAAATGATTAATGATTTAAAAATGGAAGAAGTGAAACAAAACGGATTCATGGAGGAAGAATGATAAATGGTAGATACGGAGTTACTGAACAACATATTACTAATACTAGCAATCATCATGGCATCTTTCGCAGTGATGTTAGCATTTATGGTAATGTATTCTTTTTTACGTCGATTAATAAAAATACCTACATTACGATTACCACGGATAAGATTACCCAAAAGAAACAAAATCGAAATAAAACCGAAAAGGAGGACTGAATATATGAGCAACGAAAAAGATGTAGCAAAAGAAGCTGTCACATTTAATGACATCTTCATGTTTTTGATAGCCGTACCTTTAGTGCTACTCTGGGTTGGGTTTGCAGGGTTCGTTATACATACGGGACTTAATAATGCAGCCGTTCTTGAGAATATTGAAGCATATACAACTTTAATAGCTATATTAGGTGGGCCAGCCCTTCTAATTATAAAAGACGCCCTTGACGTTTGGAAACAAGAACAAGCAGAGAAAACAGCATTCTATAAGATTAAAGCACAGTCTGTAATTGATTATAATAATCAAGCTCAGAAGCAAGCACAAGATATAGAAAGTAAAGCACAAGCGCAGGCACACATGATAGAAACAGGTATAACATTACCAAAGAAAAAATAGGAGAAATATAAATGGCAAATTACGACGTAGATGACCACACAGGAATGTACGCAAGTTTAGCACTTTGCGCAGCAGCTATAGAAACTAAATTAGACGCTATAGATACTGGCAAAACAATACGCTTGTTAGAAGTATTCCAAGTTGGAAATCAATGGGCTTATATACTTATAGTTGACGCATAAGCATAAGCTTTATATACATGCGCCTCCTATTATAATATGTGGCTCCTTACGGACCACTAAACCACAGGATACTTACAATATGTGTCTTAGGGGCCACACAACGAAAGCTTTAAATAGGGGCCTCCCCTATTAGTAAACAGGTGAAAACCTATGACAAACGAAACAACTAACGAAACAGCTGCCAATGAGACCAGTGATGATGGAAATCTTACTGCTATCTTGGACACTGTAGAAGAAAGCGGTTTGTTAGACCAGCTTATGGATGAACCATTATTGATGGCTTTAGCTGCTATTGTATTGGCTATGGGAGCATACATTGCTTACACAGTGCCAGCAGTTAAAATGTTAGTTTTCAAGTATTTGAAGAATAACGAAGCTGAATTAATGGGAATATTAGATAAGAATCTAACAAAAGCCCAGATGAAAGCATTTGATGCTTTAGATGAACAAGCACAAAAGCATGTTAAAGACTCTTTAGTCCGTAATGTATTAATTACAGCATGGGATGAAAAAGACGATGAACTTGCTGGCTTAGTAAAATCTAAAGTTAAAGCAGCCCTTGCCGAACAAAAGTAATGGACGTCGAGGGATACGAAACGCGACTTCGCGAGAGGGTAGGAGAAGCTGAATATGCTAGGCATAAAGAGCTTGTCCGCCTTCTGGCGCGCAATCTTGCGCTTGAAGACGTGCTTTGGGAAGAAATTTCTTTACATATTCGGGATGTTGACTTACGAACAGAGCTCTTGCGACAAAGAAACTCGATAGTGCGTGATATACATACTGAATTTAAAGCATTAAATATTGAAGTGCCTACAGTGACTGAAAAGAATACAGAGAATTTTATGGCATTCCTAGGAGACCTAGATGACGACCCCGGTGAAGAACGAACAGAAGAAACTGAACGCAGCTATTAGTGGGAAGTTAGCACACGATTCTAGAGCATTAGAACAAGTTTTTGAAGCATGTAGAAAAGACGATAAGAAAATGTTATTATTGATTAGAGCATTTTGTGAATCTTATCTAATTGACCAACATCGAAGACCTCTAAAGCTACGACCATTACAAGAACAAATAGTATTAAAATGTTTGACACACCCGTCCGGTGACCCCGCAAAACATCGTAAGGTAGCTATATTGGCTCCACGTGGTTCAGGCAAATCCTACGCTCTTTCTGTAGCTGTAGTTATATATATGTTCTTTAAAAGATTTAGAGATTTAATATTTGTTTTGGCTCCATCTGAGGACCAAGCTTCACTTATCTTTAATTACTGTTATAGACATTTTGCGGATAATGATTTTTTAATGGGCTTAATAGACCATTTTAGGCATCACAATAAGCCTAATATCACAATGAAGGGTGGGACGGTGCTTCGTAGAGCTCCTATCGCAGCTTCAAATCAAGGTCAAGCTATTAGAGGACAACATCCTACTTTCTTAGTAGTAGATGAGAGTCCACTTATAGATGATAAGCTTTTTATAGATAATGTAGAGCCATGTATTGTATCTAATAAGGCACCTTTCATTAATTTAGGTACGCCTAAGAGTAAAGAGAACCATATGTATCGCTATCTCTACGATGATGGATATGGAGATAGTTTTGATAGAATGCATTTTACATGGAGAGACGCTGTTCAAGCAGGCAGAGCTTATTCTGCCCCATATACAGAAAGTGATATGTTAACTAAAATGACTGAATGGGGAGAAGATTCAATTTATTGGAGGACAGAATATGAGTGCGAGTTCATCGAGTCGGTTTCGCAAATCTTCAATCCCGAAGCTGTTAAAGCCTGTAGAGAAGCCTATTCCTTTGTCGAGCGCGGAACAAAAGTTAATAACTGTGTTGTGGGCGTGGATATTGGTAAGTCCGTTAATTCAACTGTTATTAGTATTTGGGCTACTGAAAAAGGAAACGAGGGAAACATTGCTAGACTTATTTCCTTGGAAGAGATTGGACCTAAATCTGGAGGACACGATATTCCTTATCAGCGAAGTCGTATACTCGCTAATTGTAGGGATTTTGGTGCTAGTAGGCTTATTATCGACGCTACAGGTATTGGCGGAGCGATTGAACAAGAGATGAGACTGGCGTGCATACAACACAAACCACAAATACATTTTACACCGTTTATATTTACAGGAGGACCAAAAGGAACTAAAACACAAGTATATAGAGATATGGTGTCCTATATACAAAAAGGAATGGTTAAAGTTCCTGACCCTAAAGGATTACCTCCGAACGAAGCAAAGTTAGTCAACAAATGGCTTAGAGAACATATAGATTTGGAATATGTTATGGACGCTGCACAAAAAACAGAGAAAATTGCAGCACCTGAAGGAAAACACGACGATTATTGTGATAGCACAGTGATTGCATTACATGCAGCATTAGGTATGTTACCACCAGAATCATCATTTTCATCAGTTAGTTTAAATACTCCTACACGTACAACAACCGAAACCTTTAAATCCTACTCTTCAACGCCTTTATTTACTAAAAGTAGGTCAAGAAGACCCCTTAGAAAGCATTCACCCGGTGGAATCTAGCGAAAGCTTTATATACTAGGGGCAACTAGAGTTATAAGATAGCCATGGCTCTGAGTGATTATTGGCCTTTTAAAAGGCGGAGTTTCGCAACTGTTGGGCAAGACCCACCCTTCTCAAAGGATGACCCTAGAAGCTACGGCTCTGGAGTTATTCGAAGGATTCAGTTGCAAGACAATTCAAGCTCCTTTGGGAGGAGTAGTGGAAGCAAGGAACCGCAGGTAGGCGATTATCGTACCTACATGAACGTTTATTTGTCTGACCCTATTGTGAGAACCCTTATAGATTTGCCATGTCTTTATGCATCTAAGGATGGATACGACATAGTGACCGATAATGACGACGAAAGAATGGCTATCACCCAGTTATTTGACGATATAAACATAGAAACTGTATTATATAGTTGGATAAGAAATGGTAGAATATTTGGTACTTCTTATTTAGAATATACAGGAGATAACCTAGTTTTACGCTCTTCTCAGAACATGTATGTTCAAAGAGATGAGAATGGACAGATAAAATATTATTACCAAGACTTAGGTGGGGATGAGGAATCTGTGAGGTTTGAAGAAAATGAAATTATTGAGTTCAAAAACAATCCATTTGATGATTATGCTTACGGTCTTAGTGACATCCATCCAATTTTGTACTTGGTTGACCTTAAGGATTATGCAGAACGGGATATTGGCACTGCTCTCAACAAATACGCTAGTAGTAGGTTTGATATTAGCGCTGGACTTCCCGATATGCCTTATGGTCCTGACAAAATTAATGAAATTGTATCAGCCTTCAACGGATTAGAACCGGGAGAAGATATAATTCACGGTAATGATATAGAAGTTAGAGAACTTCAAGGAACTCAAAGAGCATTTGAATATGGTAAGTACACAGATGATTTATTAAAGAAGATACATATGGCTCTTAAAGTACCAATGACTATGTGGGACAAACCAGAACAAGCACGTCCTATATTCGAACCTTATGTTAGACACCTCCAGAATATGATAGAAGCATCTATCAACCAGCAGCTTATGCCGCAGATAGAATCTGGAGAAGCTAAATTTAGATTCCGACAAATGAATGTTGATGACGCTTTCTTGAAAGCTAAGACAGACATGATTTATCTTTCTGAGGGAGTTCTTTCACCTCAAGAAGTAAGATTGGAGAGAGGTCTAAATCCAGATGGAATAGTGGAAGAGATAGAAACGGAAGAAAATGTAAATGTTTCCGGTGGTAAAGACCAAGATAAGAAAGAAGAGTCCGCAAGGACTGAGAAACGCGCTGGTAACGAACCAGCCGCTAATACTACGGGGGATAGAGAAGAATGAGCGATGAATACGTGTACGAGCGTTGTTTGATAGAAGTAGCTCCTACGCTAAAAAAGCGTGGAGACAAAAACTACGAAGAGACTGCGGCCAATATATGCCGCATGAGGGTAGATGAAGGAGTATTTAAAGATAGAAATATTCGTTCTTTTGCCGGGGACCGAAAAGGGACCCAGCGCACTTTTGCGCTAGGTTTAGGAGACGCAATAGTTGGAGATGATTTTATAGAATATCCAGTTGTTGCTATCACGTCGGGCCCCCACGACGAGGATGGCGACCAAAAGGTTTTTATAGAACCCTCCATACTCGAACAGAATATGAAAGCTTTTGAAGAGCTGCCTGTTTATTACAATCACCAGAGAACCGACGACGATTTACTCGGAAAGGCTATCAACCCAGAGTTGGTTGACATGGAAGATGGTAAAAAAGGTATTAAAATGCTTGCACGCATTCATAAGGATGCAGCAAAAGCTAATGAAGTGCTAGAAAAGATAGAAAACGGTGATATGACGCATGTGAGTATCGATTGGTTCTCCAAAGACATCGATGTCATGGGAGAGCCGTTTGCAACCGACATACGTCCTATCGAGGTGAGTTTCATAGATAATGAAACCCGCACGCCCGTTTGTGACGCATGTACAATTGAAGAAGGAAAGAAATGTGATGACCACCGTGAATTCGGTGAGGAATCAGAATCTTCTTGTGGCTGTGGTAGCCATGGAGAAGATGCATGTGCCTGTGAAACACACGGGACACACAGCGAGGAAATAACTATGGCTGAAGAAACAGTAGAAAATAAGGATGTTTCTGGAGAAGAGTCAATCGTAGAGCGTGAATTCGCAGCTATGAGAGACCAACTCGCAGAAATGAAGACCTCCTACGATGAGCTGAACGCCAAGCACGAAGAAGCCCTCGCTATGATTACAAGCTTTGAGGAAGAGAAGACAAAACTAGCAGAAGCAGAAGCAGAAGCAAGAAAGTCTAACTTCGTCAACACAATCATAGAGAAGGAAGCTCTCTTGGGCAAAGTCGATGACGACGCCAAGGAAGCACGTGTTTCGGAGCTCACGTCTTGGGATGAGGTTAAGCTAGAAGGATTCTCAATCGCTATGGAGTCTATGCCAGTACCAGAGGAAGCAGAACGTACTTTTGGAAAAGGTAAAGCTCACAGTGATGAGGAACAGCCAGTAGAAGCAGAAGCAGAAACACCACGCATGTTTGCGATGGAAAATGGACGCATTGTTTTTACAGGAGAAGAAAAATAGGTGAAGAAATATGGCCCCAAATATATTAGTAAATGACGGTGGCGCACCTGCACGTATCATGAAGGTTGCTAACGCAGGCGCAGATATCGATGCAGGAACTTTTGTGATTTTTGACAGTGCAAATGTAGTCGCAGCTGACGCAGATTTACCAGACCAATCAAATGCTATTGGTGTTTTGTTTGTTGACGCAACAAACGGAGACCCAGCATCAGTTATAACAGGAAGCGGACTTATCGTCTTCTTGAAAGCAACTGGAACAATTGGCGCAGGTAATAATCTCAGCCACGACGCATCAGGACTTGCAAAGAACACAGGAATAGCAGCAACAGACCAAAGACTGGCAGTTGCGCTAGAAGATAAAGGCGACACCCACACAGGCTATGTCAAGGCAGTATTGCTCTAGAGGGTACTAAGGTGAAATAATGGTTACAGCAAAAGAAGGATTAATGACATCCAATCTCAGTGGAACCGCAAACCGAGTACTAACTGATTACAAGGACGCAATCCAAGACTACAGAGTCACGGATATGCCCGTAATCAGTATGTTCGCAGAGCGATTTACGACTGAGACTGGCGGCGACGTAGATATTACGTTCGCAAGACCTAGCATGGCGCTAGAACAGATAGAAGAAGGAGATACTCCTGCATACCAACACAACGACTTGAGAAACGAACGCGTATCAGTCAAAGAGTGGGGAATTGCAGTAGGTGTCACCCGACGTATGCTTGAAGACTCAAGATTTTCAGAAATGGAATTGGCTTTGAATGAAGCCCGAAGAGCCGTCGAGCGTCACGTAACGCAGCACTTTATTTATACAGTTTTCGGATTGTATAAGGCAGAGTATGGTACAGGATACAACAGTGGACACATCATAGGAACTACTACAGAAGATAATTTGTCAGCATTCGCTACAAACACTCACGGTAGTTTTTACGGTAAATCCCCTGCAACCTTGACCACAGCTTCTGACAAGAGACTATACGAGTATGGTGAATACACAGAAACACAATTAGCAGCAATGGGAGAGAATACAGGTTCTCACTACTTTAACGCTACTGACGCTTCTGGTACTGTATCCACAACTGGTGATATCTCTTTACAGGATATAACAGCTGCAATGGAGTTAATTAATGCAAAAGGTGGAGCAGCAGATACAATTATGATTTCCCCTTCACATTATAAAACTCTACTTAACTTAGCAGACTTTACTGCTCCTTTCGCAATCGCAGCTGAATCAGCTGGCGGTTCACCAAAGGGCGGTTTGGATTATGTTAACGACGTATCAAAGTCCGGCCTAGTCGGTCAATTGTACGGTTTGAATGTTTACATGAACCACTGGATTCCATCAACACGCTTCGGTGTGTTCGATATGAAGGTAAAGCCTGTAGCTTACGTCGAAAGACGTGGACTAACCGTTGAAGAAGCTAACCCCGGATTCGGAATAACTGGTTCCTACATGTCCATGAGATATGGATTGAAGGTTATCAGACCAGAATCAGGTGTTATCGTTATCGGCGATTAAAGTTAACTGTTCAGGTTATACTGGTTTAAAATTTTGGTATGGGTGCCACCAATAGTAAAAGGCACCCAAACATGCGGAGATAGAAATGGTAAAAAGAAAACCCTACGGCCTTGAAAACGAGAAACTAGCAGGAAACAAACCCAAGCCGGGTATGCCCATGGTTCTAGACGACAGGCTAATCTCCAAACAATATATTAAAGCAAAAGTCGATGCAAAAGTCGATGATACAGCTTATAGCAGTTCTTGGAATTATATAGAGGGCAGTAACAATAATAATGAAGTAGCCCCAAGTAAGAACGCAGTTTACGATTATTTAAATTCTCTAGCACCATCTTCAGATATGTGGTCAAAAGAAGAAGACACAACAGATACCAATGTTAGAACCTATAAGACAGGTAATTATGGTGTAGGTAAAACTAACTTTACAGGTGCTGATGATTGGGCTAAACTAGATGTAACAGGCTCAATTTCAGCTACCGGTAACTTTATTATGGCTACTAATGGGAGCACAATAGGGCCAACAGATGGAACTTTAACTTTACATAGCACAAATGGAGCCTTATTACCAACTAAGTTTATGATAGGTACAGGAGTGGCAGGTGTTCCGTTAGAAATATCATTAGCAGGTTCTACTGTTACCGCTGCCGACGGTACGGGTATAATACAAGCAGGACCAGATAGTGGTGCTAATCTAGGCATAGGAGCAAATAAGATTCAAGCACGTTCCGGTGAGGCAGTTGCGGAACTAAAATTAAATACAACTGGTGGAAATGTGACAATCGGTGATTCCGATTCTAATGTTACAATTTCAGGAGACCTAATAGTATCGGGAGATGCTACGACATTAAATACCGCTACATTATCAGTAGAAGATAACGAAATTACCTTAAATTCAAATATAACTGGAGGTGACGCTACTTCCGCAGGACTGCGAGTTGAAAGAGGTGATGCCACAGATTCACAATTAATATGGAATGAGACAGATGATAAATGGCAAGTACATAATGGTACAACAACCTATGATATAGCACATAATTCTCATGATGCTGTCACGCTAGGAACTAATACTGCTAGTGCACTATCATTAAGTGGTCAACAGATAAGTTTACAAGATAAGTTTGTACAACTTGCTGGAGATACTATGACAGGTGCTTTAACTTTAGGTTCAGGCTCTACAGGTAATGTAACAATGTTATCAGTGTATGGTGGAGAATCAGGAGATTCTAATCCAGCAATTTATTGTCATGGAGACATAGCTGGAGATACCAAGTCTTTTAATATAGAGCATCCCACAAAGAAAGGTATGAGATTAATACATGGTTGTTTAGAAGGACCAGAATACGGAATGTATCAAAGAGGTACTATAAAATCTATTATACAAGTAGAAGAAATACCTTTACCAGAATATTGGAATGCTATGGTAGGTGATTATACAGTTTTACTTACAGCTCATGGAAATTATAATGTTTGGCTTGAAGAGAAAAATAAAACAATGTTTAAAATAAAATCAAACGCAGACGCTATAGATGGTCCATGGAAATGTGAATGGATAGCAATTGGACGAAGAGTGGATGCAAAATTGGAGGTTGAAATAGATGCCAAAGAGTAGAGTATTAATAGGAATAGGTGGAGACCAGAACGATGCTGTTGTAAAATTCCAAAGGGATTCTGATGACGACGGCGCATATGATGATATAGATTTAACTGCTTTTGAGTTAAATGTTTCAAATAGCACAGTTACTGTTGATGAGTGTGTTATAGATGGAGGGACTTACGGGTCATAGATAATGGCAAATAGAATTTACCACAAGCGTAGTTCAAAAGGGGCAGACGTTCCCGGCACTAGTGATTTAGAACTAGGAGAATTAGCAATAAATACGTATGATGGTAAACTATTTACTAAGAAGAATGATGGTAGTCCATCGATTATAGAAATAGGAGCTAAAGGTCAGAAAGGTGTTACTGGACCTACAGGACCTACTGGCTCACAAGGAGATAAAGGACAAAAGGGCCAACAAGGTGCTCAAGGAGCTAAAGGAACACAAGGACCACAAGGCTCTAAAGGTAATACAGGAGCTAAAGGTCAGAAAGGTAC